CCTCTTCTTTCTTCGTGGTACCAAGGAGCCACGTTTTTGCAGGTCAGGGCGTTGTCAGTCCATAGTGGACTCAAGTGCCTCGTCCGCGCAGGCCCATGGCCCTCCGAGTCATGTGACGGAGGGTGACGATGCCTCGAACTAAGGCCCCGGCCGGCACGACTGCCGACCGCCGGAACGGTCGGCGCGCGGACCTCGTCCCGGTGGCCGGGGCGCGGTTCGATCCGCCCGAAGGGCTCTCCGACGAGGCGCTGTCGGCGTGGAACTCGTACTGGGATGACACCGTCGCGTCGGTCATGACACCGGTGGACCGCGCGGTGCTGACCCGGTGGATCCGGGAGATGGATCGGTACCTGCGCCTGTCCGCTGAGGCGGATATGAACCCGTCGGTACGCGGTTCGCAGGGTCAGCCGGTGGAGAACCCGCTCTACGGAACCGCGTACAAGGCTCTCGCCGCCGTGCAGGCGTGCGAGAAGCAGATGGGCATGGGTGCACTGAATCGCTCGGCGCTGGGGATCGCGGTCATCACTGAGCGCAAGTCGCTGGCGGACATGAACGCCCGATACGGAGGTGGCGGTGCCAACCCAGACCGCCCGGCGATCGTCGCGGAAGTCATCGACCCCCGCTCCGTCGAAGCCTGATCCGGGCTGCCAGAACTGCGGGTGGAAGCCGAAGGCCGGCGAACTGTGGCCATCCGAGGGGGCGGTCGCCGTCCAGTGGATCGAGGACAACTGCGTCTGCGGTGAGGGCGACTGGTACGGCAGGCTGATCCAGCTCCGGCCGGACCAGAAGCGGTTCCTGTGGCGCTGGTACGAGTACTGCCCGAAGTGCAACCAGTGGCACTACGACGAGTTCCTCCGCGGCGCTGCTACGGGCGACGGAAAGACCCAGTTCATCGCTTCGATCGTCGTCCTGGAGTTCGCAGGCCCGCCGCAGATTGCCGTGCCGAGCCCGAACATCCCGATCGCCGCCGCGTCGTTCGAGCAGGCGGACTTGCTGTTCTCGGCGGCTGCGACCATGTGCGGCGGCCGTGACCAGGCCGTGAAGGAGTCGCCGCTGTGCGGTTTCTTCGAGGTGTACGACACGCAGATCAAGTTTGGCGATGGCCGGCCAGGCAAGATCTTCCGGGTCGCCGCTGTGGCAGGGACGAACGAGGGCGGCCTGCCTACCTTCTTCGTTGGCGACGAGCTCCATGAGTGGGGCGCCCCGGGTGACCGGAAGGCCCGCGTCCATACGGTCATCGGCAAGTCGACCCGCAAGCGCCGTACAGTGCGCGGGTCCGGTCGGATCGGGAACCTGTCGACCGCCGGTTTCGACATCGACGACTCGTTACTGGGCGAGATGTGCAAACTCGGCGAACGGGTGCTGCACGACCCGTCGGCCTCCCCGCGGTTCCTGTACGACTGGCGCCAAGCGGTTGAAGGACTCAACTACGAGGACGCGGCGGACCGCGAGAAGGCCGTCCGGGCGGCATCCGGCGCGGCGGATGTGCTCTGGTCGGTGAAGGACCGCGTGAATGCGTGGGGCAAGCCGAACATGCCCCGGCACGAGTGGATGCGGTATTACGCCAACCGCTGGGTCGACGTTGCCGAGGAGTCCTGGCTCAAGGACCACCCGGCAGCTTGGGGCGCGTGCAAGGGCACCTGGGCCTCGGATTCGGCGAACCCATTCGTGGTCAGCGTCGACATGGCCCTGCGGCGGGACTCTGTGGCCGTCTCTCGCATTGAGCGACTGCCAGACGACCGGTTCGCGTTCACGTCGAAGGTGTGGCGGCCCGACGCCGGACCGGTCGACCACCTGGACGTCTTCAACTACATCCGCGACCAGGCGCACGGTGAAGGGTTCCGGGGCGTCGTCTATGACCCGCGCTTCTTCGAACTGCCGGGCCGGATGCTCGAGGACGAGGGGATCCTGGCGATCCAGTTCGACCAGACGCCCCAGCGCATGGCGCCGGCGTGTGGGTTGGCGTTTGACCTGATCCTCGACTGCCGGATCGTGCACGACGGCGACCCGGTCGTCGCGAGTCATGTGAAGTCAGCCGTGAAGCGTGAGCAGGACCGCGGGTTCACGCTGTCGAAGGGCAAGAGTAAGCGACACATCGACGCCGCCATCACCCTGTGCATGGGTGTATGGGTGCTGCACGAAGTGCCGGAAGAGTCTTTCGTTCCGCTGGTGGCATGGCGTTGACGGCTCCGCTCGGACTTCGAGGTCCGTCGACCTCACGCTGCTCTTGCGCCGTACACGATTCCCCACCCGTCAGTGGATCCACCGGTGAGCGGTCCGAGCGAAGCCAGCGCGAACGTAACACGAGGGGAGCACTGTGACCCTCGAACTCGTCCCGTGGCGCGGCTCCCGGGTGCCGTTGCTGTCTCAGGACGAGATCTCCCGGTACGACGTGGCCGGTCTCATCAACCTGATCAACGCCAACCAGGGCGGCTATGGCGGCTACATGGGCCCGCCGATGCCGACAACCACCTATGGTCAGCGGCCGGTGGAGCCGATCTCGAACTCGTTCGAGGGCTTCGTGTACGGGATGCTCTACGTCGACGGCCCGGTGGCCGCCGTCGAGGCGTACCGGCTGCGCGTGTTCGGCCAGGCGCCGCTGCTGTACCAGGAGATCGTCGACGGCCGGGCCGGGGACCTGTTCGACGATCCGGCGCTGGACCGGCTGCGGGCGCCATGGGCCGGCGCGACGCTGTCGGACCTGATGAAGCGGGCGTTGATCTACGGCGACTTCGCCGGCAACGCCTTCGTCGCCGACCTCGAGGACGAGCTGGTTCTTCTCCGGCCCGACTGGGTCGAGATCGTCCTCGAGAAGCGCATGTTCCGCGGCCAGCAGGTGGGTTGGCGGCAGTTGGGCATCGTCTACTACGAAGGCGGCGTCGGTCGGGGCGCCGACGGTGTTCCGTTCCTGCCGGGTGAGTATGCGCACTTCATCCCCGGCCTGCCGGATCCGTTGGCCACGTACCGGGGCATGTCGTGGCTCACTCCGCTGGTGCGCGAGGTTCAGGCCGACAAGTCCGCCATGGACCACAAGGTGGCCTATTTCGAGAACTCCGCTTCGGTTAACTTGGCCGTTTCGCTGCCGAAAGAGGTCTCGCCGACCCAGTTCAACGAGTTCGTCGAGCTCATGGACTCCAAGCACAAGGGTCCCTCGAACGCCGGCAAGACGCTGTATACCGGCGGCGGCGCGGATGTCACGGTCATCGGCTCCAACATGCAGCAGGCCGATTTCGCGTCGATTATCGGCAAGGGCGAGACCAGGGTGGCCAATGCTGGCGGGGTTTCGCCGGTCCTGTTGAGCTTCTCCGAGGGCATGCAGGGGTCCTCGTTGAATGCCGGGAACTACACGCCGGCCAAGCGGAACTTCGTCGACACGACCATGCGGGACCTGTGGGCGAACTTCGCCGGTTCCGTGGGCCAGATGGACGCGTTCAGGGCCCCGAAGGAGCACTCGCGGCTGTGGTATGACGGCCGGGACATTCCGTTCCTGCACGAGGACGCGAAGGATCTGGCCGAAATCCAGCAGACCCGCGCGTCGACGCTCAGTTCGTACGTGACGAACGGCTGGAAGCCCGAATCGGCCATCAAGGCGGTCGCGCAGGACGACATCACCCTCCTGGAGCACTCCGGTGCGTTCTCGGTGCAGCTCCAACCGCCGGGCGCCGAGGCTCAGATGGCGCCGGACACTAACGGGAACGGCCTCGCGGACGATCTTTTGCCTCCCGATGGGGCTCCGGAGCCCGATTTTGGGGCTTTGCGGGCTGATTTCTGGGAGTTCGACGAGGAAGACGTCCTCCGGGCGGTTGAGGACCTGTTCGACGTCGACGAGGACGACCTCGAACGGGCCCGGTATGACGTCCGGGTCACCGCCGGGCATGAGGGCGGCGGCCGGTACCGGAAACTGTCTGACCTCGCGGCCGCTCTGCTGCAGGACTGGGCGAAGGGCGACGGCGGGGACGACCCGCTTGAAGGGCACTTCGACCGGAAACAACTGCTCACGATCCTCAAGGACCTGCGCGCGAAGGCGACCGCCGACGGCGATCATGCCCGCGTTGGCCGGCTGACGCCTCGCCGCGGTGCGACGGACAAGCAACTCAGGGAAGCCATCCACAACGACGTTCGCGTTGCGGTGCGGCAGGACCGCGACACCCGGGAGAAGCCCAGCGCCAAGTTCACCCTGCAGGGCAAAGCCCACCGTGACCTAGACGTGGCCGTCTACACGAACAGCAGCGGCAAGCCGTTCCTGTACCGGGAGAACGACTCCGGTCACCAGGGCTCGCTGGTGGCGAAGTTCGACTCGTTGGCCGAGCTCGAGGCGTGGGCGGACGACCAGGGCGAGCCGAGGCTGGCGGACTGGGCGCGCAAGGAGTCCGGCGCAAAGGCCCCGGCTGCGAAGGCACCGGCGCAGGCCACGAAGGCGCCCAGGAAGGCGACCGCACTGGACCCGGACGCCCTCGACGCACGGCTGCGTGACGCGAAGCCGGAGGACCGTCGGGCGATCCTGGAAGAAGCGGCCACCAACCAGACCCAGGCCCGCCGGTTGGCGTCGCAACTGGGCGTCAAGGGTGTGTCGAAGCTGTCCCGGGATGAGGCACTGGACCGGGTCGAAGCCCACTACGCGGCACCAGCGAAGAAGGCCGCGCCGACGGCCGCCGAGCGGGCCAAGGCTGCCAAGATCGCCAGCGCGTTCCACGAGGACTGGCGCAAGACGCGCCTTCAGTCGGATGGGACGTTCGAGCCGCGCGTCAAGAAGACCACCGACCAGGCGTGGATCGACGCCCACGGCACCGACGACGTGGACATCGCCAATTCCTCCTACGACGAGCTGCCTGACGACTGGAAGGCCGAGAACAAGGCGGCCGCCGAGGTGGTCGCGGGCACTCCCGCGCAGATCATCGCAGCACTCCAGTTCGTTGCGAGCCGTGACGAGGCACGGCGGATCCTGGGCAACGCTTCACAGGCGCAACTCGATGCGCTCGCCCGTGAGGACGGCCAGAGGCTGTGGCATCCATCGGTGGCGCGAACACTGGCGGACCGACGCAACGAGGCGATCAACACCCTCATCGGTCGCAAGCTGGACTCCGAGGCCACGCGCTACGCGGGACTCACCCCTGCACAGATTCTGGAAACGACCGGACAGCGCCGCGAGTTGGTCGCAATGCTCGACGACCCAGGCAAACTGCGGCGGCTCGGGCTGACCCGCGAACGGGTACTGGCCCGGATCGCGGAGGGTGACGCACGTCCGCCCCGTGAGGGCGGCATGTTGCCGGCCGTTCCGTTGGCTGACCTCCTCAGCCCGCCGCGCAAGGCAGCCCCGAAGGTCACCCCGAAGGTCTCCGGCGGTCCAACACCAGCCAAGCTCGACTTCTCCGTGGCCGCCGACACCATGGACGGTGTCCTCGCTGACACGTATGCGTCGACCAGGGCTCCCACACCAGCCAAGACCGTCCCGACCTACGAACTTGCGCCCGGCTACAAGGGCGCGATCGGTCGCAAGCGACAGGCCCAGGCCGACGAGGCCCTGGACGCTGTCGCGCAGGGCGACCGGGCGTCCTTCTTCGGCGACACCCTCGAGGCGGTCGAGCGGCTGGAGAGCATGGGCTACGTCCGGCACGACGGCAAGCGTTGGCAGGTCACCGAGACTGGCCGCGATTACCTCGACAGGAAGTCGGCCGCCTTCCCGAAGGTCTCCGACGGTCCCAGCGGGAAGGACGTCGCCCCCGACGGTCTCGACGCTATGGAAGGTCCCCGCCTTCGCGCGGCCCAAGTCGATGACCGGATCCGTACGGCCTATGCCGAAGCGCTGCGGGAGAGAGGCGCCGAGTCGGGCCGTGCTGTGGACCTGGACCACCTGCGTCGACTCGTGGGCGGCGACGTGTCACGTACCGAGCTCGACGACCGGCTGCGGATCATGAACCGGCAGCGGGACATTCGCCTGGCGGCGGAGGCAAACCCGAAGGCGCTCACCGACGAAAGTCGCGCGGCTGCTATCCGGATCGGGGCGCAGGACAAACACGCCATCATCATCGAGCCTCCGGTCCCGTCCGTCCCCGACCTCACCGGCTCTCGCGGCCTGTCCGCCGACCCTGCTGTGCGTGAGGTACAGGTAAAGAACCGGATTAGGGCGGCCTACCGGGAGGTGGCGTCACGGCCGTTCACGCCCGACTCGAACATGGACCTGCGGCCGGAATGGGTGCGGATGGCAGATCTGCGCGAGCATCCCGCGATCGCCGAGTTGCCACGTGCCGACCAGGACCGGTTGCTGCTGCGTCTCGTGATCGAGGACGGAAACGCCATCCCGGAGAGCGCGCAGTGGCTGCTGCGGCCCGAGGACCGCGCGGCGGCGCTGCCGATGGGCGGCCAGCGGAAGCACTGGCTGAAGCTCGACGACCCCTCTCCCCGTCCCCTCCCGTCCGTCCCCTCTCCCGAAGCCGCGGCCCGTACCCGACAGGTCGACATCGACTCTGCTCGCCGAGTAGCTGACGTCCTTGCCGAGGTTCAGGAGCTTCGCAGCAACGAGGCCGGCCCCGAGGTGATGCGCCGCACCATCGGCACCCGAGCCCAACGCGACCCGGGCCCCGACCTGCAGCCCATCATCGACGCCGTCGACACCGCCGACCCGGCCCGTATCGACGCCGCCATCTCCGAGACGGCTCAACGTCACGGCCTCACCCCGACCGCGCGCGTCGGAGACACCTCCTTCTTCGACCCGAAGCGTCACCAGATGGTGTCCGGCCCGCGACCGGCTGAAGGGTCCGGCGTTCAGGTCCGGGTGTTGCGTCCGGGGTACAGCTACCGACGTGACGGGGAAGACATCGCACTGTCGAAGGCTGTCGTGGAAGTCGACGGACTAGCACCCGCCAAAGTCGCACCAGCGAAAGCAGCGAAGAAGGCGGTACCGGCCAAGAAGTTGACTGCGGGCCAACTTGCTGGCATGACGCCCGAGGACGTGGCCCAGGCGGCTCGCGATGGGCGGATCAGTCGGCGGCAGGCGGCGGTGAAGATCCGGCAGAGCGCCCAGTCCGCCGCTGACTTCGCCGCCATTACCGGTTTCGGCCACGACGAATCAACCTTGACGGGCCCTACGGCGGACCGCAAACGGCGCCAGGCCGCCCGGGTCGTCGAACTCAATGCGCTCGCCGACGAGATCGAGGCACTCCCCTCCCCCTCTCCTGCTGTTGCTAAGGCAGCAAGAGCCAAAGCAGCAGCGAAACCAGCCAAGGTTGCGAAGGCTCCCGCCGGACGCGCGCCCGCGAAGCCGGTCCCGATCCACAACCTGTTCACGGCCGACGACGCCACCATCGAGGCCGCGCTACGCGACGTGTACGAGGGCAAGTTCGGCCCGTACACGACGCGCGTGAAGGTCTTCATCACTCGGGCCGGCACGCGAACCGATAAGAGGGGCCGTGTGCACGCGGTCGATCCGTCCATCGGGATCGACGGCGAGATCCTCGATGCAAACGGGAACAAGATCGGCGACTTCGGCCGCTCGATCTCGCCCGCCGACCTGCACTACGTGGACGGGACTGTGCATCGGGAGATTTGGGCCAACCACCCGATCGTCCAGTTCTACGACAAGACGGACCAAGGTAAGGGATTCGGCCGCGAGTTTAGCCAGCGGACGATTGAGTGGTACCGGGCGTCAGGCGTGCACGGCGTCAGCCTTCACGACCACAACGGCTACGTATGGGCGGCGCAGGGCTTCGGCTTCGGCTACGGCGGTGCCGTACCCAGCTACCTCGTCGAGAACATGCGGCAACTCATCGCCGATCTACGAGCCGGCAAGACGACGAGCACCGCCACCAAGGACGAGTACCGGACCATCCCGAAGCGGTTCCGCGACGCGCCGGACCTCGATGCGCAGACAGTTGCCGCTGAGGCGCTGTTGGCGCGACTCAGCTCGACCAAACCCGGCGAGCCCGGGTACCCAACCGCCTACGAAATCTCGCAACTCGGCCGTCGGCCTAGCCAGCGGGGCAAGACTGCGCTGTGGCTGGGAAAGTTGCTGTTTGTCTCCACCGACGAACTGATCCTCAACCCAGACGAGGGCGAGGTGATCAGCCAGTGATCACCAAGCGCGTCGCCCCCGATCCGGTCGTGGTGCGCCGCCAGAACGAGTTGTTCGACCTCTACAGCCAGTGGCCCGGCGACGATCCTGAGGACGATCCTGCATTTGTCGCCGCGGCGCGAGAGATCATGGGACTGCCACCACTGGAACCCCGATGACCGATCCCGATCAACTCTGGCTCTCCACCATCCATCAGGTAGTCACAGCCTCAGCCCCACGGCACGGCCTCAACCCGGCCGACCTGCTCGACGTCGACGAAGACGACGACGGCGAACCAGTCGGTGCCGGCGAACCAGTCGGTGCCGGCGTCGACTTCATGGCCACCCTCGACCACCTCGCCGACACCGATCCGGCCGATCCCACCTTCGCCGACGACGTGAAGGCGGCGGTGGACGCCTACGCCGCCGGCCTACCCCGGCCGATCGCGGCCAAGTCGCTGGAGTACTCCGACGAGAAGGTGCCGAACCCGATCGACTTCCTGTCCCGCTTCAGCGCCGGCCGTGAAGCTGGCCTGTCACCCGAGGACGCTCAGGCCTTCGCCGCGTCCGGGCTGAGCCTGGAGGACTGGCGGGCCCAACGCTCCGAGCCGTACGACGAGGACGACATCGAACGGGCGGAAGTCGACGACGGAGACCTCGTCGAGCCAGACGACGACGAGGACGAGCCGGACCTCGACGACATCCTCGCCATGGCCGCTGAGGACGACGACGACGAAGACGACGCCTCCCGCGCCGCCGGCCGCGACACCACCCCCGGCAACGACGAACTCCACCACTGGTGGACGAAAGGCCCCGGGCTCGCCCGGTGGGCCGGCTCGCCGAAGCCGTGGACGACCCTGCTCGCCAACCTCGTCGAAGTCGTCAAAGACAAGCCGCTCAAGACCCTCAAGAAGTGGACCTCGCGCTGGTACATCGAGGTCTTCGGGTACGCGGCTGGCAGCGACAAGGCTCGGGTGGCGCATGGCAAGCCACCGCGCGGTGACCGGGTGGGACCCGGCTGATGCCCGGAGGTGACGTGGACACCACCGAGATCGAACGCGCCCAGGAGTCCGGCGGCAGCGGCTCGTCCCGCAAGTACAACCGGGACCCGAGGGGCTCCACCACCGGCGGCCAGTTCACCGCCGGCAGCAGCCAATCCAGCACCAGTCAGTCCAGCGCCAAGCCCGTCTACGCGCCGCGCCCCAAGAAAGGCGGCGGCGGCGGCGCCAAGGAGCAACTCACCGCCCCGTCGTCGTCGAAGTTCAAGACCCTCGCCCCGGGTGAGGACAACGACGGCCAGGCCGTGGCCGAGATGCAGCAGCTTCTCACCGCCCTCGGCCTAGGAAATCTGACCTCCGGGACCTACGACAAGGACACCGAGAACGCGGTCCGGGAAGCCCAACGCCGACTCGGGATCAAGCCCAACGGCAAGGCCAACAAGGCGCTGATCAACAAGATGTTGACCGCCTACGACCTGTCCCCGTGCGTGAAACGCTCCGACGGCGGATCCGTGGCCGTCGAGATCCAGCGCCGACGGTCCTACCCCGGCCAGAAGTACCGCCACGGCTGGATCCCCGCCTCACCTCTCGCGCTCCTATCGCCCGAAGACGTCGACGACGAGTACGGCACCGAGATCGACTCGGTCGAGGTCGGCGACGAATGCCGCATCGTCGCCCGCCGCCACGGCATCACCGTCGAGTCCGACAAGGGCGACGCCATCGCCATCCACGCCACCCCCTCCGTCGAAGACGCCCCCCGCTGGGCCGACGCCATCGACGACGGCGAGACGTTCACCCGCCCTCACTTCTCCACCCAGCCCTACGACGGCGGCGTCACCATCCGCTTCGGCGACTACCAGACCGACCTCGACGAAGACGAAGCCGGCGAAGTCGCCCAAGGCCTTCGGGACATGGCGTACCACGTCGAAGACGCCACGACCCCCGAGGAACCCGACATGCCAGAGATCGACGGCGACGAGGCATCCATTCCCGACGACCCGAGGCGTTCCCGATCGGAGGCCAGCAGTGTTTGACCTGCTTCGCTCGTCCACCCAGGACGACGACGTGACCGAGGAGCACACCCCCGGCCACGCCCCCTGCTGCCCCGACGTCCTCGACGACGAAGCGCACGTCTTCCGCCGCGAGTGGAACCTCGACGGCATCGACATCCTCCGCGGCGGCCAGGGCGGCGACGGCCGCACCGTGGAGGCCTACGCGACTGTTTTTGACTCGCCGACCGAGGTCAAGGACCAGCACGGCCACTACATGGAGACCATCCACCGCTCCGCCTTCGACGAAGTGCTGCGCGGCGGGATCGAACGGGTCTCCTGCTTCTACAACCACGGCATGGACATGACCGGCCGCCCGTCAGACCGCTGGTCGGTCCCGATCGGCACGCCGCTGGAGATCAAGGCCGACGGCAAGGGCCTGCGTACCGTCACCAGGTACAACCAGGGCGCCGACGGCGACCAGATCATCGAAGCGATCAAGAACGGCGCCATCCGCGGTTACAGCTTCCGCGGCCCGATCCGCCAGTCCAACCCGCCGCGCATGCCGCGCGCCCGCGCCGGCATGGCCCTCCCGACCGTGACGCGGATGAAACTCGGGCTGACCGAGTACGGTCCCACCGCGGCCCCCTACTACGCAGAGGCGAAGGTTCTTGCCCTGCGTTCACGACTGTCCACCATGGATCCGAACCTGCTGGTTCGGCTGGTGGATCTGCTCAGCGCGACCACTCCTGAGGACCAGGAAGCGCTGCGCGCCTTCATTTCCGCCACTCCCACCGAGGGACCAGGCGCCGAGGACCAGCCGCAGGCACTCCGGTCGGCATCCAGTTACCGGCGAAAAATCGCCAGAGCCAAAATGGGAGTGCTGCAATGAGTACCAAGCGTCTGCAGGAAGTGCAGGCCGAAATGGAGCTGATCCGCAATCAGCTCGACGAGATCGAGGGTCTGCCCGACCCGGAGGGCGAAGAGGCCCTGCGGTCCCAGATCGTCAACGAGCGTGAGACCAAGGTCGACGACCTGATCGCGCGGTTCAAGGAACTCAAGACCGAACTCGGTCCGCTCCAGGGGCGCGCTGACGAGCTCGAGGCGATCCGATCCGCCGCCCGCCAGCAGGCCCGCACCGAGTCCGGCGACGGGTCGGTCAGCCGGACCCGCTACCTCGGTGGCACCGGTCCGCAGGTCATGCGGAGGGTCAAGCCGTACGAGGACATCGAGACCGTCCGCAGCGGCCTCATCGGCCGCGAAGACATCATCAGCCGGGCCATGGCCGCCAACGACGGCGCGCCCGAGCACCTCCAGGACGACGCCCGGCAGAAGATCGCCGGGCTCCTCGAGGACGGCTCAAGCCAGGCCCCGCTCATCGCCCGGCACATGCTGCTGACCGGCTCGGACGAGTACCACCAGCAGTTCCGCGAGTACGTCCAGACCCGCGGCACCTACGCGGGTGAGGCGATCCGTGCGGCGATGAGCCTCACGGACGCCAACGGCGGCGTGCTCGTCCCGTTCACGCTGGACCCGACCATCATCCTCACCAACTCCGGTATCGCCGGATCGATCCGGTCGATCTCGACCGTCAAGACGATCGTCACGAACGACTGGAACGGCGTCACCTCAGCGGGCGTCGACGCTGAGTGGCTCGGAGAAGGCACGCAGGCCGCGGACGCATCGCCGACCTTCGTTCAGCCGACGATCACGCCCCGCAAGGCGGCCGCGTGGGTGTTCGGCTCGTACGAGGTACTCGCCGACTCCGGCTTCGCCAGCGAGATGCAGATGCTCCTGGCCGACGCCAAGGTGCGCCTCGAAGAGGCTGCCTTCGCCACCGGCAACACGGCCGCGTCCAAGCCCGTCGGCATCGTCACCGCGGTGGCCGCCGTCACCGCGTCGATCGTGTCCTCGGCGACGATCACCTCGTTCGTCGCCGGCGACGTGTACCGGGTCTCGGACGCGCTGCGGCCCCGCGACGCCAGCGCGGCGAAGTGGATCGCCAACAAGCGGATCTACTCGCTCATCCGGCAGATGGACACGACCGGCTCGAGCGCCTTCTGGGCAAACATGGGCATGGGCGTGCCGAACGAGCTCCTCGGCCAGCCGCAGTACGAGTGCTCGACGATGGGCTCGGTGATCACCACGTCGGCGAACATCCTGCTGGCCGGCGACTTCAGCAAGTACTACGTGGTCGACCGGGTCGGGATGTCGGTGCTCTATGAGCCGATCGTCAAGTCGACGAACGCCAACCGTCCGACCGGGCAAGCAGGTTGGTTCGCTTTTTGGAGGGTAGGTGCCGACACGGTCGACCCCGACGCCTTCCGGTTGCTGCAGCTACACACCACTCCGGCGTTCACTGCGCGGGCGTAGACCGGAACGCGGCTCCCAGTAGGGAGCCTCTCCAGTCTGTGTAGTACCATCAGTGCATGACCTGTGAGATGGATGGATGCGACAAGGTGGTCGTCGCCCGGAAGATGTGCCGGATGCATTACACCCGGTGGCAACGGACGGGCGACGCCACTACCGCACGGCCGAAGTTGGCCAAGGGCACCTACGCCACGTGCACTGTGGATGGGTGCGAGAAGCCGCACGTCACCAAGGGTCTCTGCGAGATGCACCGTTGGAGAGTCCGCTACGAAGGAACTCCTGGTGCTGCGGCGCCGCGCCAGGGTCGTTCCGCCCGGGCCGAGAAGGGGCCCTGCACCGTTGAGGGCTGCGACCGCGCTTCGACCACGCAGGCCGGTCACTGCAAACTGCACTACGAACGAATCCGGCGGACGGGCCATCCGGGCCCGGCCGGGACCATGGTCCGGCCCAACGGCACTGGCTGCCTGACGGAAGACGGTTACATCCGGCTGACGATGCCTGACGGCCGCAGGGTCCTGGAGCACGTCCACGTGATGGAGCAGTACCTGGGCCGGCCCCTTGTGCCCGGCGAGAACGTCCACCACCGCCACGGCATCAAGGACGACAACCGAATCGAGCACCTCGAGCTCTGGTACGTGGTGCAGCCGACAGGCCAGCGGGTGAGCGACCTGATCGCCTACGTCACGAAGTACTTTCCTGAAGAGGTCCGGCAGGCGCTAGCCACGCGCCGCTGACCCCCCGCTCCACAGGAGCCCCGACGCCAACCGCGCGCCGGGGCTTCTTCATATCCACCTACTCCCGGCACCCGTTGGACGGCGGGTGCCGGGTCCGTCCAAACGTCCGGAGGAATGATGTCTACCAAGGAAGCTGACGGCGTTGTCGTCGCGTGGGTGCGCCCGTCTGAGGTGCATGGCCTGTTCATGGAGAACATGCTGAACCTGGCCTACTACGACCGGGCCCACCATGACCGTATGGGTCCTGGCCGTGGCGGGTTCACGTCGCAGCAGTCGTCCGCGAACATCTCCAGCGCCCGGAACACGTTGTGCATGGAGTTCCTGACCAACCATTCGGCGCCGTGGCTGCTGATGCTGGATACGGACATGACGTTCCAGCCGGACCTCGTCGAGGCTCTGCTCGAGCACGCCGACGAGGACAAGGCGCCGATCGTGGGCGGGCTTTGCTTCTCGATGGACAACGACGGGAAGCTGTTCCCCACGCTGTATGACGTGATGGGGACTACGGAGTCGCCGGAGTTCGTGCGGTACCACGAGTGGCAGCCGGAGTCGATGATGCAGGTGTTCGCGACCGGAGCGGCGTGTCTGCTGATCCACCGCAACGCGCTGCGGGCGGTTCGCGATCACCGCGATGTGGACCGTCCGGGCCAGATTGGTTTTTCGCAGGCGTTCCCGTGGTTTCAGGAGACGGACTTCTACGGTCGGGCGATGGGCGAGGACATCACGTTCTGTCTGCGGGCTGGCCGGGCGGGGCTGCCGGTGTTCGTGAACACGGCGGTGAAGTTGGGGCACATCAAGCAGTTCGAGCTCAACTTCGAGCACTTCGCCGGCCAGCGTGCCCTGGAAGAGGCGAAGGCGGCGGCGGCATGAGCATCGTGTCGTCCGACGTCGTCTTCAAGGCGCTCGTTGCCGCCGGCATTGTGGCCGAAGGCGACCGGGTCAGCCGAGTCGTGATCGACCTTCAGGTCGGCAATGCCCCCGTGCTCCACATCCGCCGCTTCGGTGACTCGCGTCTGCTGGAGGTCGTCGAGACCCTCGCCGGCGTTGAGGTCCGCGATGGCTCGGGTGACGAAGAGTCCGGCCTCAAGGCGGCCTCTGAGCACTGGGGCATTCCCGTGGAGCGTCTGCGCATCATGCCGAAGCATGAGCGAGATTGCGCTCTCGTCACCACGCACCACCTCACGTGCACGTGCGGTGTTCTCGCGAAGGCGACGTCCGGGGATGTGGTGGCAAGGTGTGAGGGCGAGTTGGGCGGCCACGAGTGGAGCGACCCTCGCTCTGGGCGGCTTCAGTGCGTGCGGTGCACGGCGCGACCGGTGACGGCGGGCAGTCAGGTTTCGTGGTCTACGCCACCAGCGAAAGCTGCGGCCGATGCCTGACATCGCGGTCATCGTGCCGGTGCTGGAACGTCCCCAGCGGGCGTTGCCGTTCATGGAGTCGCTGCTGGAGTCGGTCGGCTATGACTGTGCGCGGGCCTACGCCGTCGTGAGCGAGGCCGACAAGCCGACGTGCGCCGCGTGGCTCTCGGCCAAGGCGAACGTGCTCATCACGCCGAGGATCACCTTCGCCGAGAAGGTGAACTACGCCTACGGCCTGACTGACGAGGAGTGGCTGTTCCTCACCGGCGACGACGTCGCGTTCCATCCCGGCTGGGCGGACGAGTTGCTGCGCGTGGCCGGCGAGACGGGCGCGCAGGTGGTCGGGTCGAACGATCTCACCAACCCGCGGACGGCGGAGGGCCGCCACTCGCCGCACATGCTGATCTCGCGCCAGTACATCGCCGATCGTGGCGCTTCGTGGGATGGGCCCGGGGTTGTGTGCCATGAGGGCTACAGCCACATGTTCGTTGACGATGAGATCGTCACGGTGGCGAAGCAGCGCGGCGTGTTCGCGTTGGCGAAGGATGCGGTCGTCGAACATCTGCATCCGGTGTCAGGGAAGGCCGAGGTCGACGCGACGTACCGCCTCGGTTGGTCGTATGCGGACCTGGACAAGTCGAGGTTCGCCGAGCGGATGCGGGAGTTCAAGCTGTGACACAGAGCAGGGAAGAACTCGAGGACTGGTACAGCAGCCCGGACCCGTGGGGGTTCCAGACCAACCCCGATGACGCGGACCGGAAGCGGCGCATCCTCGCCGTCCTGCCCGGCCGGTTCAAGCGGGCGCTGGACATCGGCTGCGGCGAGGGGTGGATCACCAAGGACCTGCCGGCGGCGCTCATCCACGGGCTGGAGTGGAGTGAGACGGCCCGGGCCAGGATCCCCAAGCCCGTGGTCGCGGTGGACAAGCCGGTGGGCAGGTACGACTTGGTGCTGCTGACTGGCGTCCTCTACCGACAGTTCGACTACGAGGCCCTCCATGCACTGGTGGGTGAGCACGCCGCCAAGGGTGCGACGGTGCTCACCTGCCACATCAAGGACTGGGAACAGCCGTTGCCGGGTGAGGCGGAGCTGGTCGAGGAGTTCCCGTACCGGGAGTACCAGCAGGTGTTGCGGAGATTCAAGTGGTAGCGGTGTTCCACCGGATCGGGCCTCCGGATCCGGTGACGTTCACCAACTCCATGGAGCAGATCCGCACGTACGACGGTGAAAAGACCTTCGACGGCATCTACACCAGCGTCTGGGACCACCGGGACGACATCAGCGACCTCGGGGTGTGGCTGTTCGCCGCCGGCGACACCATCGGCAAGGAAGGGTTCGTCACCCACCACCAGCTCCTGACGTTGGTGCACGACTACGGTTGCCGGCTGGGCTGGCACACCTGGTCCCATCCGGACCTGCGGACGCTGTCCGACGACGAGATCAGGCGCGAGCTGGACGCGCCCGACTGGATGCAGCGCGACGCGTTCGCCTACCCGTACGGGGACTTCGACGAGCGTGTCATCGGTCTGGTGAAAGAGGCCGGGTACGGCAAGGCGTACTCCACGACGCAGGGCAACGGCAGTGACTTCGCTATCTACCGCGCCTATATCTGAGCATGTGGCCGCCTGCCGGCGTGACGGCTTCGCGAGGATCCCCGGGGTGTTCGCCGTGGACGAGGTCAACCGGATGCGGGCCGAGGCGATCCTCGCGTGCCGCGGCGGGGCGCGCCTGGAGGTCCTGCACGGCTACCCGACGCTGCTGTTCTGGCCGAACAGCCCCTACCTGCGAGCGGTGTCGCAGGATCGGCGGCTGCTGGACATCGTGGCGGCCTACTACGGCCACGACGACTACGAGCTGGAAACCCAGCAGTACTACTTCCACCTGCCGGGGGACCCGGACGAGTTCGCGTGGCATAGCGATGAACGGTTCCGCCCGGGGGTGGGCAACCTGTACCTGCAGACGGCCGTTCTCGTCGACGACTGGACGGAAGGCAACGGCGCCGTCGAGTTCATCCCCGGCTCCCACAGGGAGCCGTTCGTGAACTCGGGCGATCTCAGGGTCTTCGTCAGAGGAGACCGCCGCGGGGTCAAACTGTTCGGCCAGGCGGGCGACGTGCTCACGTGGTCGAACACCGTTGTCCACGGCAGCGAACGCAACCAGGCCGTCACCCCGCGGCAGTACTTCATGAACGGGTTCAAAGCCAAGTCCCTGGCGGAGTGCTGATGGGTAACACCTGCGTCATCGCCAGCTACAAGTATGGGCACTTGGCCGCCCAGGCCATTGAGAGCGTGCTGAACCAGACCGTGAGGTTCGACAGGGTCCTGTTCGTCGACGACGGCGTGGGCGACTGCGGCCACCTGCCGGCCATCTACCCCGAGGTGGAGTTCGTTCTGCGACCCGAGCGGTTGGGCATCGTGGCGAACTTCAACGACATGCTCTCGCGCGTGCAGACCGAGCGGGCCATGTTCCTTGGTGCGGACAACTGGCTGGACCACCGCACGCTTGAGGTGACCGCTGCTGTCGATGCGGACATCGTGTCGTACGCGGCGTGGCTGATACAGAGCGGCGTACCTCAGCGCTGGGCGGTTGACGTGCCTCACGGGAGTTCGCTGTACAACGTCGCTAAGGCCAGGGCGGTGGGAGGTTATGAGTCCAGCGGCAACGTTCACACCGAGGAAGACAGCGTGATGTTTGCCCGCATGCGGGGCGTTGGCGCCACCTTCGTCAACCTGTCCGACACTCTCCTGCTCTACCGCTGGCGGCACCGGCTGAACTTCAACCGATGATCTCCTGGATCGTTGCGTCTCACCACTACCCGACGCTGCGGGACAACCTCGCAGCCACTATGCGGGGCACCGGCGACGACGAGGTTGTGGTGGTGGAGAACGCCACGTCGATCGCCGCCGCGTACAACGAGGGCCAGGACCGGGCGCGCAACCCGATCCGATGCTACGTACATCACGATGTGCGCATTCTTGACGCACGGCGACTGCGGGCCGAACTGGTCGACGCCTGTACGTCACAGGTGGGCATGGTGGGCGTGGTCGGGTCCCGCACCGCGGTGTGGCCGTGGTGGGACGGGTTGACGCTCGGTTCGGTGGTCGATGGCCGGATGGGTGTGCTCAACCTGGGCTCGGGCGGGCCGTGCGCAGTGCTCGACGGACTGCTGTTGGCGACTGTCCACACAGTCCAGTGGGACGAGTCGTACCCGGGTTGGCATGGCTACGACCACGACATGTGCGCCCAGATGGTTGCCCACGGCCTGTCGAACCTGTGCCTCACCGACGGCTACCAGATGGTGCATCACAACACGGACGGGCCGACGAATGTCGGCTACGTCGACGGTTGGGCCGAGGCGGAGCGCCGCTACCGGGAGAAGTGGGGCTGAGTGGTCACCATCCGCGAGACGCAGCCCACCGCGAACGGCTTCGTCTCCGCGGACAAGACGGTGTCCCTCACGACCTGCGTCGCTGGCGACACGCTCGTCATCGCCCACGCCGGGAACTCCAACCCGTTCATGGCTGACCCGACCAGCGACGCCGGATCGCTGACCCAGGAAGCGACTGTCACTAACGCCTTCGCCGGCCGCTGCCGCCTGCGGGTCTACACCTGCCCGGTCGGGTCGACCGGTACGAAGGTCGTGACGTTCCCGTACACCGACGGCGCTGGTGGTGGCGCGGGCGACAACCACGGCAGTGTTCTGGTGCTGGCCGGGTCGCTGGTTGAGGACGGGACCAGCACCGAGGACGGCGTCGACGGGTCGAGTGCGACGAGCATCATGAATACCCTGTCGCCGACGCTGGCCACGGACCTGTTGGTCGCGTTCTTCGCTGCCTTCAACACCGACGCCGCAGCGGGCTACTACTCGGCCGGCGCGTCGGGCATGACGTTGCAGGCGCAGTCGTTCGACACCGGCTTCCTGCAACTGGCCACGTTCACCGAGCAGTTGTCCGCGTCAGGTGCGACTGGTACCCGTGCGGTCGTGCCGGTGACGTCGGACAACCGCTACGTCTCGGCCGGTATCGCGATGCGGGTCGAGGTCGTCCCGGACGGGGCTGGCCTGCCGCTCACCTCAGCCACCGGGGGCCTCCGGTCCTCGTCCGCCGTTGGCGGGCGTCTGCTCATCTCGTCGACGGGAGGTCGGTTGCAGTGACGACCCGTGACGTTGGCGATCGGATGAATCTGCAGCACCTGGTCTACAACTCGGCCGGCACTCTGACTGCGGCGACGGTCGTGCTCACGGTGACCGACCCGGCCGGCACCGCCACCACGCCATCGGTGACGGCGGCGGCGACCGGCACCTACACGGCCTCGTTCACGCTCGACTCGGCTGGAACCTGGTCGTGGGTGTGGACGGTGTCGGGGACGGTCATCGACGTCGACCGCGGCTCCGTCTTCGCGGCCACGCCGGCGCCCGCCACCTACGCCACCCTGCCGGAGTTCAAGGCGTACCTCGGGATCACCGACACCACCGAGGACTCCGCCCTGCAGGACGCTCTGGACTCGGCGTCGCGGGGCATCACCGAGACCTGCGGCCGGACGTTCACCATCTCGACCTCGGCCACCGCGCGGCTGTTCGAGCCGGACCACTGGTGCTGGGCGAACGTGGACGACTTCTGGACCACCACCGGTCTGATCGTCGCCACGGGCACCGACGGGTCGACGTTCACCACCCAGACCGACTACGAGCTGGAGCCGCGCAACGGCATGGTGTCCGGCGAGCCGGGCTGGCCGTACAACAAGATCCGGGCGATTGGCTGGACGTTCCCGACCTGCTCCACCCGGCGGCAGACGTTGCAGGTGACGGCGAAGTGGGGCTGGCCCGCGATCCCGTCCCCGGTGAAGCAGGCATGCCTGATGCTCGCCTCGGAGACGGTGAAACTCAAGGGCGCCCCGTTCGGCGTTGCGAGCTTCGACCAGTTCGGGCCGGTGCGGGTGAAGGACAACCCGATGGCCATGCGCCGGCTCCAGCCCTACATCCGCACCCCGATCCTGGTCGGATAGATGGCTGACCTCGAGGACGTCATCGACGCCGCGGTGACCCGGCTCCAGACCGGCTACGTGGGGCAGACGATCGCCGGCCGCATCCACGGCACGGCGCCCGACTCGATCGTCCCGCCCTGCATGATCGTCCTCCCGTCCACCGGGGACTTCCTCGACTTCGACGCGACGTTCGAAGGCAAGGACGACATCGAGCTCACCATCAAGGTGATCGTCGGGGCCCAGGCCACCGAAGCCGGACAGCGGGCGCTCATGGGCTACTTCTCCCGCTCCGGGTCGCTGTCGCTGCGGACGGTCCTGTACGCGGATGCGCAGTTGGGCTCCACGGTGGCCGATCTGGAGATCCTCGCCGCGCGCGGCTGGGGCGATGTCGAGTGGGCCGGCGTCGTCTACTTCGGCGCCGAGCTCGGGATCAAGGTCTACACCTGATGCGCTGGCTCGTCTGCCATCCTGGGCCCTCGTTCAGCGTTCAGGACATCTTCGCCGGCTGGGTCGAGGCGCTCCGCGAGCTCGGCCAGGACGTCCACACCTACTCTCTCGACGATCGGCTCACCTTCTTCGGGTCGGTCCTCATGGAGGCCGACGAGCCGGGCAAGTTCAAGCGGGCCGTCACCGCGGAGCAGTCCTACGACATGGCCATTGACGGCCTGTACTCGACGCTGTACCAGACGTGGCCGGACGTCCTGCTGATCATCTCCGGGTTCTTCATCCCGCCCAAACTCCTCGACCGCGCCCGTAGAACGAGGACCCGCGTGGTTCTCGTCTGCACCGAGCAGCCCTACGAGCTGAGCCGCGAACTGGACCTCGCCCAGTACGCGGACCTGACGTTGGTCAACGACCCGACACACCTCGACAAGTTCCCGGCCGGCACCCGGTACGTGCCGCACGCCTACCGGCCGTCCATCCACCACCCCGGCCCGGCCGTGCCTGAACTGCGGTCGGACTTCGCGTTCGTCGGCACTGGCTACCCGTCTCGGATCGGGTTCCTTGAGCAGATGGACCTCGACGGCCTAGACGTGCTGCTGGCCGGCAACTGGCAGCTCCTCAACGACGACCATCGGCTGCGCAAGTACGTGGCGCATGACCTTGGGGACTGCCTCGACAACGTGAGGACGGCCGACGTCTACCGCTCCACTCAGGTGGCGATGAACCTGTACCGGCGGGAGGCCGAGAAGCCGGGCCTGTCGGCCGGCTACGCCATCGGTCCGCGTGAGGTCGAGCTCGCGGCCACCGGAACGTTCTTCCTGCGCGATCCGCGGCAGGAGTCGAACGAGGTGTTCGGCATGCTTCCCGCCTTCACCTCACCCGAGGAAGCGTCGGAGCAGTTGCGGTACTGGCTCGCCCGCCCGGACGAGCGGGAACGTCTCGCCGCCGCGGCGCGTGAGGCCATCGCCGATCGGACGTTCCGCTCGCATGCCTCGTCGCTGCTGCGTCTGCTTGACGCCTGAAGCTCGGCCGCCGGCCGTTCATCACCAAACGCACTAAGGAGTGTGGTCAGTATGGCCCGATTGGCCGGCAGGAATGCGCGCGTATATCTCGCGCTGGCCTCGGGCGGCACTGCGGAGCCGCTCGCGTTCCAAGCGGAGTGGAGCATCAACTTCACTACGCCGAAGATCGATGTCACCGCATTCGGAGACAGCAACAAGGTCACCGTCGCCGGGCTCCCGGAGGCAAGTGGGGCGTTCTCCGGGTTCTACGACGACTCGACCGCGCAGTCGTACACGGCAGCCATCGATGGCGTAGCCCGAGCTTTCTACCTCTACACATCGACGGCCGCCACCACAAAGTACTGGTTCGGAACGATCAACGTCGATGCGTCCTTTAGCGCCGGGGTTGCCGGTGCGACGACGGTCTCCTCGAACTGGGAGGCGGCGAGCCCGATCACCCGCATTGGTTAGACAACCTTCGATGTAGACGGCCCCGCGCAGTGCTAGCTGCCGGGGCCATGGCCGACACAACCGGAGAGTGCCGACATGGCAGAGGTTACTGCTGTTCCAACTCGCAAGTGCCGTAAGTGCTCGCAGGTCCTACCCATAACCGACTACTACCGGGACCCGACCTCGCCCGGCGGCCACCGAACAGCGTGCAAGACCTGCACACGTGCCGATGTCATGCGGCGCCAGCGGGCGAATGCTGACGAGGTGCGGGCCTACCAGGCCGCTTACCGGGAGATGCACCGAGCGAAGGCGCGCGCGACCACGGCTGCGTATCGAACGGCCAACCCTGAGCGGGTAAAGCAGGCACAGGACCAATTTCTCTCGAAACCCGAGAACCGCGTCATTGCACGGGAGCGCGCCCGTGCGTTCCGCCTTGCCAACCCCGAGCTTCGCAGTGAGTACGAGAAGCGACGTCGTGCTCGGAAGAAATCGACAGTCATCGGCTTTATCACGCCGGAGCAACTGGCCGCCAAGGCGACCTACTGGGGCGACAGCTGCTGGATGTGCCGCGGGCCATGGTCGAGTTGGGATCACGTGAAGCCACTCAACAAACAAGGCCCGCACGTGCTGGCCAACCTCCGGCCAGCCTGCACTCCTTGCAACCTCCGCAAGTCCGACCGATGGCCCTACGCTGCCGTCCTAGCAAAGGTGAACTGAATGGCCAGACTCCGCCTCCAAGCAGCCGACCGCGAGCGACTCGGCTGCCCCGAGTTCCTGCAACTCGACCTTAACACTGTCACCAACAAGGAAGCCATCGCGCTGCGCAAGCTCGGCTTCCCCACGCCGAGGGCGCTGGTCCGGGCACTGCAGGCTTCCGACGAGGGCGAGAACCAGTACGAGGCGTGGACGGCGTTCGTGTGGCTGGCGCTCAAGCGGGCCGACGTCGACGCTGACCCTGATGTGCTTGAGTTCGCCCTACCGGTGGAGGTGCTCACCGAGGAGGAGCCGCCCGAGTCGGTGGACGAGCCGGGAAAACCGGAGGAGGTCCCCGAGGCCTCCACGAGCTGACCGAAGACGAACTCGACCAGTACCGCGACATCGAGGCTGAGGTCCGCGAGTCGATCGCCGACTTCCAAATAGTGTTCCCGGGCCTCGCGTGGTGGCGCGAGGTGTACGACATGCCGCACGACCTGTGGCAGGCGTACCGCAACATTGCCGATCAGCGACTGGGGCGGTGAGGTCGTGGCGGTCCGCGGGTCGATCCGGGGTCGGGTTGAGCTTCGCGAGGTCATCACGAAGCTTGAGGTCACCGCGCCAGCCCAGTTGGAGAAGGACATCCTGCTCGGTGTCCGCGAAGCGGTGAAGCAGGTCAAGCCCGACCTGATGGCCTCGGCGCTGGCGAAGCTGCCGAAGCGGCACGGCTACTCCGCGCTCGTCGCTCGGGCAATGAAGGTCTCGTCGCGGGTCACGGGCGGGAAGAAGGTCGTCGCCGTCCTCCGGGTGACGGCGACGGGCAAGCGGGAGAACCGGGACCTGTCGTCGCTGAACCGGGGAATCCTGCGCCACCCACTGTTCGGCAACCGGAAGCACTGGTTTGTGCAGCGGGTTCCGCGCGGGCTCGTCGACGACCCGATCGACCGGGCCCGGGATCGGGTCGTGGCCAGTTCCCGCAAGGCCGCTGAGGCGTACGCCAAGTCGATCGCGAGGGGGTGAGCGTGGCTGACGACGTCCGCAACATTCGGGTCAACGTCACGGTCGACTCGGACACCCGTGGGTCGGACCAGGCGGCTGCCGGGCTGGAGAAGATCGACAAGTCCGCCGGCAAGGCTCAGGGCGGTCTAGCCGATCTGACCAAGGAGTCCGAGAAGCTCGACGTCCAGCTGGCCAAGTCGAAGACGAAGCTGCGCGAACTCGAGCAGGAACTCATCCGCAGCGCCGACCGGACGACCGGCAAGGGCTCGCTACGCCAGCGGGTGAACCAGGAGCGGTCCTGGCTGCGCGAACTGGAGCGGCTGTCCAAGTCCGCGGCCGAGACCGTGGTCAACGTGGGCAGCAAGTCCAGTTCATCCGGCGGCGGGATGGGCCGGATGAGCCTCATGAACCCGTCCGTGATCGCCGGCATCTCCACCGCGGTCGGTGTCGCCGGTCCGGCGCTGGCGGCGATGGTCGGCGGTGTCATCGCCGGCGCGATCGGCACGGTGGGTGTGGCCGGCGGTCTGGTCATGGCCGCGCACAACCCGGAGGTGAAATCCGCCGCGGGCGCGATGTGGGACTCGGTGCAGGCCGAGTTCTTCCGCGGCACGGACGCGATGACCGAGCCGGCCATCGAGAGCATGGCGATCCTGCAGAAAGCCTTCCAGGAGATGAAGGTCCCGGAGGCCTTCGCCCTCATCGCCGACGAGATGCCGGTCATCGCCGACGGCTTCGGCGACATGGGCAAGAACATCATGCCGGGCTTCAACGCGGCGCTGTCGCGGATGGGGCCCTACGCCGACGCGGCGCATGACGGGCTGGCCGGCATGGGCAGCGCCCTGGGTGACTTCATGGACGACGTGACGGCGTCCCCGGGTGCGGTGCTGGGGTTGCGGATGACGTTCGCGGCCCTGAGCGGCACGGTCGCGCTGGTCGGCAAGGAGATCAAGTTCGCCTCCGACGCGTTCGCGGGCGTGCTCCTGATGGGCGCCAAGCTGGGCCAGCTCGACATCATCAAGATCCTCAGCCTGGGTGCGTCCGACAAGCCCAGCAAGGAGATCCAGGCCGCGTTCGACGCGCTCGGCCCGTCCTCGAACAACGCGACCGACGGGCTGGAGGGGTTCATCTCAGCCCTGCGCGGGCTGGGTGGCCCCACCACCGGCGCGGCCGAGGCCATGAAGCAGCTCAACGACGAGTTCGAGCGCAGCATCGACCTGAAGGCGTCGTTCATGCTGGACATGCTCGACGTCGAGCAGGGTCTGCAGGACCTGGCCGACGGGTTCGCCGACAACGGCACCGACCTGAGCGCGTTCACCGACGTCGGGCGGGACAACCAGCGGGCCCTGATCGGGCTGGCCCGCGAGATGCGCGGTGTGCGCGACGACCAGATCAACCTCGGTACGTCGACGGAGATCGCCAACGCGGCCCTTGAGGCGAACCACCAGCGCCTGCTCGACCAGGCCGAGGCCGCCGGCATCAGCCGCGCTGCGGTCGAGCTACTCATCGGGGCCCTGTTCGCCGTGCCGACGCTGCCCTTCCAGCAGACCGCCACCGGCTACAACCCGGAGACCGGATCGCGCTACGGCGGCAAGAACGCAGCCGGCGGTTACGTCTCGGCCGGTTCGTCTGTCCTCGTCGGTGAGTACCGGCCGGAGGTGTTCACGCCGGCCACGAACGGCTACATCTCCTCGTCGGTGGGTGCGTGGGCTTCGGGCATGGGTGGCGGCGGAGGTGGCGGGACCACGCAGGTCGTGCTGTCGTGGCGTCCCACCGGCGACAAGCTCCTGGACGCGATCCTGTCGCAGATCCGCGCCGAGGTGTCCAAGCAGGGCGGCGACATGGCGTTGCTGGGGTTGCACCCATGACCATCCGCTTCGACATCGAGGTCTATCTGGCGCTGGGTGCCGACATCTCGGCCGACCCGTCCACGTGGACCTGGAACACCGACATCACCGACTACTGCATGGTGCGCGAGGGCGGCGTGTCGATCCGCCGCGGCCGGGGCGATTGGCTGTCGACACCTTCGCCGGCAACGTGCCAACTGCTCGTCAACAACTCCGATGGCCGGTTCTCGCGGTTGAACCCGCTGGGCGCCTACTACGGCCAGTTGCGGAAGAACACACCACTGCGGGTGCGGGCGTGTGTCACGGGCGGATCGCTGGAGACGCGGTTCGTCGGGTACGTGTCTGAGTTCCCGCCGAGGTGGGAGCCCAGCGAAACCCACTACTGGGTGTCGCTGCGTGCCGACGGCGTCCTGCGTCGGCTCGGCCAGGGCAACAGCCCGATCCGGTCACTCGCCCGGTCCGAGGCGGACTTCTATCAGCGGTACTTCGCCAGCTTCGACTCCAGCACTGAAATCGTCGGCTACTGGCCGATGGAGGACGGCGCCGGCTCGACTCAAGCCGAGTCGGGTCTTGTCAACGGCGGCGATCCGCTGGTCCGCACTGCGGGCACGGTCACGTTTGAGGCAGAAACCGCTCCTCCTGGAGCGAGCGCCGCTCCGGGCATGGCGAGCGCCTCCCTGCGCGGTGCACCCCGAATCCCGTCCACCACTGCAACCGCGTCGGCGTTCGCGTGGACCGTCTCCTGCTTCTTCAAGGCATCGGCGGACTGTCGGATCCTCACCTGGGATTACGGGTCCGGTGCTGCGGCACTGGCCATTTCGGGTGGCGAGCTGAACATCATCACCTCCGATGGACTCACCGCCGCCTTCTCCGGCGATGCGACGATCGACTACACCGACGGCGAATGGCACTCGGCCGAGGTGACAGGCAGCGTCAGTGGCACCAGTACCTTCCTGTCGGGCAGCGCTGATGCCGTTGAGTCGGCGACGCTGACCTCCGTCGTCCTGACCGGACCCGTCCGGCTCGTGCAGCCCAACCCGCTGGCCGAGGCGGGACTGGCCAGCATCGGCCACATCCTGGTCATAGGCCCGGCAGGGTTCAGCAACCCGCTCGGTGACTCGGTGATGAGGGGCCTGCCCGGCACCAGAACCTCAACCATGTTCCTGCTCGCCTGCCTGTTCAACGACGTGCCCTACGACCAGCAGCCGTCAGCGTTGGAGATCTCCGCCGACCCGGACCTGGACGGTCTGGCGATGGGCACGTTCCCCGCCGGCACATTGCGGCAGGTTCTCGACGTCATCGTCAGCGCCGAGAACGGGTTGATGAACGAGCGTCTCACCGGTGAACTCGGGTTCGACCTGCGCACGCTGCGCGAAAACGTCGCTGTCGGCCTCGCGTTGGACTACGCCGCCGGCCACATCAAGCCGCCATTCGAACCGGCCGACGACGACTCGGCAACCCGCAACGACGTCCGGGTTACCCGCGAAGGTGGCGGAACCGGACGGGTCGAACTCGCGACCGGCCCGACCGGCACCGATCCGGAGTCCGGCGCTGGGCGCTACGACGAAGGGTTGACCCAGAACCTCTACACCGCCGATCAGGCCAGGCAAAACGCTGGCTGGCGGGTGAACCTCGGCACCGTCGACGAGTACCGGTATCCGCTGGTGCACCTGATGTTCCACTCCAGCGCCAGCCTGTTGACGACTTGGCTCGCCTGCGACATCGGGTCCCGGGTCACCATCGACAACATGCCGGCGAACATGCCGCCAGACCTTGTCGACCAGGTCCTTGAGGGCTACACGGAGCGGATCAACAACTTCGAGTGGGACGTCGAACTCAACCTGTCGCCCTACAAGCCGTACAAGGTGTTCGAGATCGCCGACACCACGGCGGATGCGAACGAGTGGCTGGGTCGGTTGGCCGGAGACGACAACGCCGCCATCCGGGCCGCCATCACCACCACCGGGACGACGATCCTGCTCGACCCCAACCGCTACCGGTGGACCACGACGGCCGACGACTTCGACCCGGACCTTCGGGTACGCATCGGTGGCGAGACCGCCGACATCTCCGGCATCTCCACCACGGCCGGTACATACGTGGCCGCCGGTGCGGCCAGCCACGCCGACAACGCCGCCGTCACACCAGCCATGTATGCGGGTGCGACGACCAGCGACCTGATCTGTGTCCTAGCCCGCATCCGAGGTTCAGCCGGGGCGCTGGCGGTGACCGGCTACGAGTTGATGCACCAGATCGGCGAACTGTGTCTGTTCGCTCGGGTACACGACGGGACCGAAGCAGACCCGACCGTCACCCCGACCGGCGGAGCGGCTGGCGACACGGTGTCGGCGTTCACGTTCGGGCTGCGCGGCACCTCATGCACCTTCACCACCCTCGCCGACATGATCGTCACGTCGGTGTCGCAGACCAACGCCTCCGCCGCGAACATCGCCTACGGCGGCGTGTATCCGATCCAGCAGGAGGGCTGCATCCTGCTCCTGCTCGCGGGCAAGTCCGACGACTGGACGTCGGTCGCCGTGCCGTCGGGTTGGACGGAAATCGCCGAGCCGACCACCACCACCGGCAGCGACCAGGGGCTGTATGCGGCCTATCAGATCCAGACCACGCCGGCGCTCGCAGTTGCCGGATCGCTGGTGGTGACCGGTGGCGGGTCGGCGGTGAGCGAGTCGATGGTGCTCGCGCTTGCGGCTGGCTACCAGACCCTCACCGTCTCCGCCCGGAGCGTCAACGGAGTCGTCAAGGCCCATTCGGCAGCCACGAAGATCGAGGTCGAAAATGCTCATGTGCTCGGCTTGTAGGCCCTGATGGCGTGGACCACAGTCCCGGCCGCCGGGGCGAAACTGCGCGGCGGCATCCTGTCGGACCTGTTCACCGAGGTGCGGCCCAAGTCGGCCCGCAAGGCGTCAGACACCGCGCGCAACACCACCGCCACCCGGACCGCCGACCCGGACCTCACCCTCACGCTGCCGGCCGGCACGTGGGAGGGCACAGCCGTAATGATCGTCAGTTCGGCCGCCAACGCCGCCGGCGACTTCAGCTGGGAACTGGCATGGACCGGAACCGCCACCGTCACCATGTCCGGCTGGGCGCTCGACGGATCCATCACCGACCTGACCAGCGCGACCATCAACGCCGGCGCCGCGACCACGGTCGACACAACATCGCCGACCGGTAACCAGAACGCTGGCTGCACCCTCTACAAGTGTGTGGCAGTCACATATTTCACCATTGCCCTCACCACCGCCGGGTCTGTCACCCTCAACTGGGCGCAAGAGGCGTCCAACGGCAACAACACGACGTTGCACGCCGGCAGCAGCATCCGCGTCCAACGCCTCGAGTCGTAGCCGTGCCGGTCACCATGCAGCAGGGATTCCCGACCGCGACACCGCTGCAGGATGCGGCGCCGATCGTGACCGCCAACGCGGCGCGCCACTACCCAGCCGCTGCCGTAGGTACCCCGACCGCGCTGCGCACGGCGGCCCTCACTGCGGCGGGCATCTACTTCGCCGAAGTGGTGTTGACCGGGGATCTGACGGCACCGGACCTGACCGACCCGCAGGAAGCCAGCCAGCACCGCATCCAACGGGCCACCGGCATCCTGAACGCGCTGTCCGGGCCGGAGCGGGCCGCCGCGATCGCAGCCGCCAACGGCCCCGGGTTCGCCCCACGATGATCGGAGGCTGAGCGTGCCTGTTGCCGCCTACTACAACTGGACTGCACAGGGTCGGCCGCTCGAACCGGCCCAACCCATCCGGGAGCTCGTCGAAGCCCTCCGGGCCGCGTATCCGGTTGCTGCAGCCAACAACCTGTTCTCCTGGTACGCCGACGACTCCCACTACCAGACCACCTACCCGGAGGACCACACCCCGTTCTCGGTGACGGGCTGGCCGGTGCCGAACCCGCAGTGGTGGGTGTGCGCGACCGACATCATGCACCGCCCCGACCTGGGCGTGGACTGCGGTGTCATCTTCGACCACTGGATCGCGTCCGCCCGGGCCGGCCTGACGCCGTGGCTGAAGTACCTGATCTGGCAGGGCGCCCGCTACGACGTCCGCAACAACTGGGTCCCGACCGCCGCGGACGGACACTTCGACCACATCCACACCTCGACCCGCACCGACCATTTGGAGACCGGCCTCGGCGGCTGGTCCCCGATTCCTGGAGGAGTAGACGACATGGCCCTGTATCTGGTGAGCGCACCCAACGACCCGGCAGTGTGGCTCAGCGACGGAATGAGCCGCCGCGGTGTCCACGTCGCCGACGAAATCCTGGGGTGGCTGAACCTCGGCGCGCGCCGGTTCGAGAACGTTGACCTGTCCTGGTATGGCGAACCGGTCGGCTCCGCACCCGTTGTCGCGGAGGTCGACGCCGCCGCGGTGGCTGCTGCGCTCGCCGCCGACACCGCGTTCCTGGACGCGATCGCGCAGCGGGTCAACGACGACGCAGCCGCACGTCTCGCCGACTGACCCCGATGCTCGAGCAGCCAGACTCCGTCCCGCTGCGCGAGTACTTCGAGGTCCGCCTGTCCGACGTGGTCATCCGGTTCGAGGCCATGTTGGCCGCCAACGACAAGGCCGTCCAGATCGCTATGGTGGCCTCGGAGAAGGCCGTCGTCAAAGCCGAGATCGCCGCCGAGAAACGCTTCGAAGCGGTCAACGAATTCCGCGGCCAACTCTCCGACCAGGCCGCCACATTCATGCCGCGTGCTGAGGCGGAGCAGCGCCTGGCCCGTATCGGCGAGGACATCGTTGCCCTGCAGAAGGTCACAGCCACCGGCGGCGGCCGCGCCGGCGGGGTGACCGCATCGTGGGCCATGATGCTGGGTTTGGGCGGCCTGATCCTCACGATCATCGGCGTGGTCACGGCGGTCGTCGTGGCCGCGACGTAATCTGCCGCGTCCTGGACCCCGGCGCCCGGCAAGCACTACCTCCGGACGGGAAATGTACGTGACTCTCGATCAGTGGCAGGCCATCGGCATTGTCTGCGGGGCGATCCTCGCCCTGGCTGGTGTCGTGCTGCTCGTCGGGAAAGGGCTGAGCATGCTGTGGCAGTGGCGGTTTGGGAACGAACTGAAGGCAACCGTGGACCGGATCGAGTCGGCCGTGGCTGAGGTCAAAGAGGAGTTGGCCGAACACACCCGGTGGCATCCCGAACCGGGCGGCCGGCCAGCCAAGGCGGTGCAGCCGCGACCCAACGGCCAGCGGCCAAGGCGCTAGACAGAGGAGTGATTATGTTCGACCGGATCGCGAAGGCCATCATCGGTGGCCTCACTGCCGCTGTGGCGGCCTACGGGGTTGCTGTGCAGGACGGGCAGGTCACCGGCGGCGAATGGGCCACCCTCGCCGTTGCGGCCATCGGCGCGGGGATTGCTGTGTGGGCCACCCCGAACGCGGACAAGCCGAAGCCGTGAAGACGCTCGTCGGCGCGGCCGATCCAGACCCACTGCGCGGCCTGCTGGTGCTCGATACCTCCACCACAACGACCTCGGCGACGGCGTACACATTCGTGGTGGCCGGGACTGCGCCGCCGCGGCTCGTTGAGCCGTACCGCACCACGGCGTTTGTCGACCATCCACCCGAGATCGAGAGGTGAGCGGCTGGATCCGTAGGCGCACCACCTGCACCGTCCCCGGCCACGGCACCCGCTGTGAGCCGGCCCGCGAAAAGGACACCGACCACTACCGCTGCACCGAGGAACGCCTCGCGTTGGAGTACGAGCTGGTCGCCGAAGGAGACGCAGATGCACCGCAGTAAACAGACCGGCCGCCGCGCCGTGTACGCCCTCGCCGCCCTGGTCCTGGTGACCGGAGCGGCGTTGTTCGCTTCCCGGCCCGCCGCACCGGCCCAGCAGGAAGCGCTGCTCCGTTCGGCGCCGTCCGAGCTCGCCATCCCGGCCGACCCGCAGCAGCTCGGCGCGTGGTGTGCGGCCCGCAAGGCGCAGGGCACCGCCGGCCTGACCTCGCGGGCCCGGGCGTGGCTGAACGACTGCATCACCCTCTTCGGTGGCCCCGTCCCGTCCCCCAGCGCTACACAGAGCCCCTCGCCGTCGCCGAGTACCAGTGCCTCGCCGAGCCCCACTGTCTCGCCCACGGCCACCACGCCGCCCGCAACGACCCCTCCGCCGAGTCCTTCGCCGACGGTGGGTACGGGGTGTCTGCAGCGGCTGGCCGAGTGCGGCTTCCCGCACGCCGGCAACACGGGACCGTCGGGTGCGTTGACGGTGTCCACGGGCAATGTGTCGCTGGACAACGACGGGCAGGTCCTGGCCGACACCGAGGTCCGCGGGTGCGTGGAGGTTCACGGGACCGGGGTGCTGATCCGCAACGTGCGCATCGTGGGCGACTGCTTCTACGCGGTGCGCAACTTCGCCACCGGGCTGGTCATCGAGGACTCGGAACTGTCGTGCGGGGCGATCAACGGAACCGCGGTCGTCGACTCCAACTTCACCGCCCGCCGGCTGGACATCCACAACTGCGAGAACGGGTTCAGCGTCACCAGCAACGTCCTCGTCGAGGACACGTGGGTGCACGACATGGAGATCGACGGCGGCGCACACACCGATGGGGCACAGATCAACCGAGGGGCCACCAACCTGACGTTCCGGCACAACGCAATGATCGTGCCCACGCCGGGCGCCACGTCGGCGATCATCAGTTGGGATGAGTCGGCCGGGCCCCAGCAGCAGCAGGTCGTGATCGCCGACAACCTGCTCTCGGGCGGAACGTACGTGCTCTACTGCCCCCGCTACGACACTAGTGACACCCGGGTGACGGGTAACCGGTTCGCCGATCCGGAGTACGGCTACAGCAACGCCTGCACCGGCACGCACGTGTCGGCGTGGTCGGGCAACGTCGACGACGCCACAGGCGCAGTACTCGCCGCGACCTGATCAATCCCGGCCATCGTCAAATGGCCATCAAGAACAGCAGCGCCCCCGCACCTCGGGTCTCATCCCGGGTGCGGGGGCGCTTCGTCGTTGTATCCTGACCTCGGCGTTCCGGTCCAGGTGTAGCTCAGGTTGGCAGAGCAGTCGGCCATGGTCGAGAGGCCATGGCCGGTGGGTCGCGGGTTCAAGTCCCGCCACCTGACCGGAACGCCGTCACAGATTTCCATAGGGGTGGCAACCGCGGCGGTGGCGCGTTGACCTTGGCCGGTTCGGTCTCGTTCGTGGCAAGATCGAACCGGCCAACCCACCTGTGGGGACGGCCCGCAAGCATTGATAGCGGCCACACTCCCGTTTGCCTACTTGCCCCGTCGCAGTCGGCGTGAGTGGCGCTCCGAGTACACGCGGCCAGTGGCCGGCTTCACCACTTTGGGGATGCTGCTGGGGCGGCGACCGTTGATGTTGTGGAGAGGCCCTTCCGACTCGATGGCCGCGCGCTCAGCGGCCATAACCGACTCCCGGTCTGGGAAGTGCTCCACGTCGATCCTCACGACGCTAGCCCACCAATGCTTCTTGCGGCCATGAGAAGCGAAGCGCGTGCCGATTCCGGCCGTCTGTCCAATGTAGAGAAGATTGCCCTCGGCATCGAAGAACCGATAGAGGACGTGCTTGCCGTCCGTGAGCTGTTTGTACCTCATGAGCCAAGGATGCCACCAACCGGTCGCCCGGCCACCGTCCACAATGGATCCCGTTTTCGGACGCGAAAAAGCCCCCAGGGTGTCCGGGAAGAACACCCTGGGGGCTCAAGCCACTAACGGCTTCCCGGCCCGTTAGGACCGGGCTCTCACTTCCCTCTACGATACCGACGCTCGGTCCGCTCAGGGATTGGCCGACTGGCCGGTGCCGGCGACACCGGAGCCACCGGAAGCTGATCCGGAGACTCAAGCTCAGCCACCGTGTCCGGCACCTGGGCCTGCTCAATGCTTTCCGCCTCAACCACCTCTGGCGTGGCCAGCTGGGCGGGTTTGGCCGGACTCTCCTCCGCAGGGAGGAGCTTGCCCTTCCTGGACAGCATCTCAACGACCAGGAGCAGAGCGACAGCGGGCCAAGCTGCCACCGCCCTACCCAGGAGCGTCGGCTGAGCGCTCATCACGTTCGCACCGACGCTGGCCGCGATACCGACCACGAATCCGACCCTGGTCGCCCACGAAGGCTTGCGACCTTCGCGCGCGGCGTCGACCATAGCGACCGACGCGACAACCAAGACACCATCCACGCTGACGGGGATGATGTGAGCAAGCTCAGTCCGCTCACCTGCGAGAGTGGCGACGTGGACCTGGTGCCAGTAACTGGCGTAGCCGGCGATGCTTGCCACGGCGCCGGCCGAGCTGTTCTTCGCGATCCGCGACCAGTTCAGCTGGCGGCGCGGGCGCTGGGTGTTGTCACTCATCAGGTTCTCCTCACCTGACGGGCCACCTGCGTGTGGGTGGCGACACGTTCGGCCCGAGGGCCTCGGCTCCCGCTCGGCTGTCGAGCCGGACCGGGGGCCTCGGGGGATGCGCGGAGCCGTGCTCAACGCGCTGGTCTTTAGGTGCCGGGGATGCCGCCCCGGCGCGCGACCTACGTTGGCCCTACGGCGACCTCATATGGCTTGGGTCTGCGTGCACTGCCTCCCGCCTACTCACGCGGCGCGGGACTTCCCTTGGGCGTTTGTCGTACGTCCTGGTGACGCCCGTCGTTACGACTCGGGTGCCGCGTCGATTGAGGCTCGACGGCTGGGCCTTGGCCTGACGGCCACGGCGTGGGCTCGGATCTCTCCGAGCCCCACCGGAGGTGTCAGGACTCCTGGGCGAGAACCTCGTCCAGAGCTTTGAGCACCGCACGGTGCTCCTCCCACGAGTCGACCTGACGGAGGAGCCAGATCGCTGTCACCTCAGGCGCCACGTCCGGGTACTCCGCTTTCCAGCGGAGCATCTCGTCGAGCGCCACCTCGTGGGTGATGGTGTCGACCGTGTTGCGAAGACGGCGACGGGTGGGGCGAGTGGTGGCCACGATGGCCTCCTTTCCGGCCTGACGGCCACGGCTCCCGCTCGGTTTGCAGGTTCGAGCGGTGCCGAAGTGGTCAGGAGTTGCGTGCGGCCGCCTCTGCCAGCAGCTGCTCGTTGCGCTCACGGACTGCCTTGTAGCGGGCCCTGATATCGCTGCTGATGTCGGCGATCTTGTTCGCGGTGGCGAAGTCACCGGCAGCGAATGCTTCCTGGTTCAGCTCCCACAACTCGCTGATCGCGTCCATGTATCCGCTGTGGTAGCCGGAGGCGTACGCCTTGTCCCAGGTCAGGTTGAACCGCTCCGTGTCGTCCATCTCTGGCTCCTCTCGTTGTGGCTGTTGCGTGCCCGCCCTCGCCTCGATGCTCGGGTGCCGGCCGCTTGCGCTCCGGTCGGGCTTGACCTCACAGCGGGCCGTGGCCTGCCGCGATCGCTCGCTCGTTCAGCCGGTCCCACGCCTCGTACAGGCGCTGAACCGTCTCCGTGCTCAGGCCCGCCATCTCCGCGTAGTTGATGTCTTCGATGAGCTTGTCTGCCCGGGCGTCGATCTGCTGCTTGCTGAGTTCGGTCATGTCGGCCTCCTAGTTCCGACGGTTGCCCTCGGCGAGGGCGGACAGTGCCCGGCAGGGCCGGTAAGACCCTGCCGGGCTTGAGGTCACTCGGCGATCCGCTCGCCCATCGTCACCAGTTCGATCGCGTCGAGGAGTAGCCGCTTTGCTTCCTGGTAGGTCTCCAGCGCGGGTTGCGTCCGGGTCCTGTCCAGTTCGATCACGGTGTCCTCGACGCGGGCGATCAGTGCGGTGAACGCGTCGTGGTTGCTGAGTTGGCTCATGTGGGCTCCTCCCACCAAGGCCGCCCGGTGTTGGGCGGGAGTGGACCCTCTCGGTTTCGAGGCCTTGAAGTCCTTGCCCGGGCGCCGTTCCGCGCATTGGCTGCGTCGTCGCCTCGGGCTGGTGCCGGTGTCTCGTCCGGCTCGGTCGTTCCTTGCTATCGCTATTCAGGAGTCAATTTCCGGTGGCTCTTTCTGCCCTACTCCTCTAACTATACAGCGCTAGCGCTCCATGCACAAGTGTGGAGGGGACTGCTACAGCGCTAGAATTGTCAGGTTGGCGACAGTCAGCCAGCGGCCTTCCGAGGGCCGGCCCACCCGTCGATCGTGCTCGCCAGCCACCACGGCGTACGCCGGTCAAACTCCCCATCCGGGGCCGGAGCCAGCTCACGAGCCACATAGGAGCGCCACGTACTCGGCTTGATACCGAGCCTCACCGCGACAGCCGTGACCGTCAGGCGCTCATCCATGCCAACCAGTATACAGCGCCAGCATGGCACGAGTCATCCGTTTGGACGGTGCCGATCACGGAGGCGACTCGTCACGCTGACTGCCGTGACTGTGCCCATCGTGCCCGGCCTACCGCCGGCCCAGCCGCCCGTCCCGATCGTCCCGGCAGCCGAGCCCAAACGCCGCTGGCTGGTGCCGGTCATCGCACTGGCCGCCGTCGCCTCGCTCGCGCTGGCCGGCGCAGGGTTTTGGTGGCTCCGCGACGCCGCCGGTATCGGTCAGACCCGGCTCCGCGCCGCATACGAGGCGTGCAACCAGGTCGGGCGCCTCGCGGACGGCGACGCGACACTGCTGCTCGACCTGCACGGTACCGACTACGGCAGCGGCACCGTCCAGCCCGAAGACCTGCGCTGCTACGTCCGCGAGCTACCCATCCCGACGTACGTGGTCAGCAGGATGGAGAAGACCCGCGCGCTGGACGGTCAGGTGACGCAGGAGTGGGACGGGTTCGAGGCGTCGTGGACGTATCACCCGGACAACGGGCTGGACGTGCTCATCCGCGAGGTCTGAGGTTCGACGAACAGGTCCCACAACCGTGGGTCGACCTCGTCGAACATCTCCGGCAGCAGCACCAGCCGCGGGTAGTCGTCCGAGTCGAGGTCGACCCACCGGCCAGTGCCGGTGATGACGGGGATGTTCACAACCACCACGTCCTCTCGTCGCCGTCCCACGACGGCTCTTTGCGGGGTAGTTCGGCGATGATCGGAAACCAGGTGGCGTAGCGCGAGCACGGGCCGATGCCGTGGCATTCGGGGCAGGTGCCGGTCTCGTGTTCGTCGCGGACCCTGCTGGCGATGGACAGGTTGCGGTCGGGGTCCATTGCGCTCCTCTGGGTTCGCATCCCGGCGGCGCGGAGTCGTGTCTCACGCCGCCGGGGTTCTGCGATCGAGGGGTGCGGTGGTCGAGCACACCGGCCACCAACCACATCAGCTTGTCATACTAGGTATCCTGATCACAATGAGAGTGACAGGAATGGGGAGTATGCGCAGGCCACGAAGGCGCCTGGCAAGGTCGGGAGACGTGCCGTCCGTGCCGCTGTACCGCCAGATCGCCGACCGGCTCCGTGCCCGGATCGTGGCCGGCGAACTCAAGCCGGGCGAGATGCTGCCGCCGCAGAAGGCGATCGCGGCCGAGTTCGAGTGCTCGTTGCAGCCGGTTAAGTGGGCGTTGCGGGAGTTGGAGCTGGCCGGGTTGATCGAGTCGCGGCAGGGCATCGGGTCGTTCGTCGTGGACCGCCCGGCCGGAGCACCCTGAGGGAGAACGGGCACTTCGGACCGGACGGCCCTAGGATCTGCTATGCCGCTCCGGCGGTGGGCTCGAGCCGGCTAAGCCCCGGCTCGAGCTCCACGATCGGCAGCAGTTCCACAGCGGCGGCCTTGCGGGCGCTGGTCACTGCCAGGTAGCCCTGCGTGGACATGAGACTGCTGTGCCCAAGGAGCTCCTGGACGACCCGCACGTCCACGTTGGCTTCCAGCAGCGAGGTCGCGAACCAGTGCCTGCAGCGGTGCAACCTGAACTCGTCGTTGAGTCCGAGGCGACGCCACACAGCCCGCTGCATCCCGGTGAGCATCTGCGGGGTGAGGGGTTGGCCGCGGGACGCCCCGACGCACAGCAGGCCGGGCGGTGCGTGTTCGATCTCGCGCCACAGCGGAGGCGCGACGGGCACCGATCGGACCTTGCCGCCCTTGCCCTTGACCCGCAGCCGGCCGTTGGCGATGTCCTGCCGACGGACGGTCACGATCTCACAGCACCGTAGGCCGGCGTATCCGGCGAGCATGACGGCTCGACGCCACGGCTGACCGGGGGCGGTGAGCGCGGTCAGGAGTTCCTGATCGGTGCACGGGTTGGGGGTGCGGTCGCCCTGCTTCGGCTTGGGGATGTGCAGCATCGGGTCGAGGGTGAGTCGTTCGGTGAGGACACCCCATGCGTAGAACGACCTGAGATGGGTGTCGTAGGTGTGTTTGGTCCACGGTGACCAGATTGTGGAGTGGATGGCCTTGTACTCGATGATCTCGGTTTCGTCGGCGTCGGCGAGTCCCCAGCGGAGGTGGTCGTCGGCGTGGATGAGGAGTCGTTCGCGTTTCTCGATGGTGGTTTCGGCGTGCCCCGCGGCTTTGAGCCACTTCACGTATTCGGGGACCAGGTCGCATGTCATTGTCGGATCCTGCTCTTGGTTTACGGCGCGTTACAAGGACCTAACGGTGGGTAGGTGAAAGGGTCAAGCGGTCAGGTGACGCGGTACGCGTGAGGTCCGTCGCGGGCCGGATGGCGGCCGGGAGCGGTCCCCGCGGCCGGGGGGCCTTCCACTGGCCGGGGCTCCATTCCGCATAGGGGAATGCGCATGTCCGACTGGAGCCAGTTCCGTTACCGTAACTCCAGTTCGCTGGTCGCGAGGCAGCAGGTCGACCACCCCTACCCCCAGCGCGTCCGCAATCCGGGCTAGGTCGTTCAGGTCGATGGGCTGTCGGCCGTTGAGTCGGTAGGACACCCACATCTGGCTGACGTCCAGCATGCGGGCCAGTGCTGCTCCGGTGATGCGCTTGCGGGCCATGAGGGCTCGGATCTCTTCTGCTACGCGGGCCGTGAGACTGTCACGCTGCTCCGTCGGAGTGATGCTCATGTCGTGATTCTGACGCACGGATCGAATCAAGCGCAAGACCGTGTGGGGTTTCTCTGGGCCACGTCTTGACGATGTAACGCTATCCGTGATGTTATCTGCGTCATGCGAGATGAAGTAAGAGCTGCTGTTGCCTCGGCCGTGCGTGCCGAGATGGCTCGCAAGGGAGTTGACCAGCGGACTCTCGCCAAGCAAGCCGGCAAGAGCCAGGCGTGGCTCTCGAAGCTGACCAACGGCAAGACGGCCTGTCGGGTGGAAGACCTCGTCTTGCTGGCCGAGGCGCTTGATATCCCCCTCTCGGCGCTCATCCCTCAAGCCGCTGCCGGTCGTGCGGCATGAGCGCCGCGGCGGACCTCGAACGGCGCTTTCTCGCCGGCCTCGATGACGCCCAGTCGGCCTACGAGCAGATCGTTGCCACCGAGGCGTGGACTGAGCTCGGTCACGACTCGTTCGCGGCGTGGTGGGAGACCGCGGTCCGGCCGACGATGCGCGCCCTGTCGATGCGACCCACGCGGGAGATCGCCGCGGCCGTGGTCGAGCGGGTCCGGGCTGAGGATGCCGAGCTACCGCCAGCACAACGCCGGACTCAGCGGGAACTGGCTGAACTGGCCGGGGTGCACCCGGACACGGTCTCTGGGCGCAAGCGCCAAGATCCAGATAAAGCGGAACCTCCGCTTCGGCCCGATCTTGAACCGCCCACCGACCCGCTACCGCCCGAGATCGCGGAGAAGGTCCGGGACCGGATCGAGCAACGCAACGGGCATCGGATGAGTGCCGAATTCGCCGCGGCACTGGACAGGCTCGTACCAGACACCGATCCCTGGTCAGGTTGGCGGGCCAGCTACATCCGCGACATCGCCGCCGGCCATCGGGTCATCGCCGGCCGGACCATCGCCGAGATCGTCGAGCGGTCGGATTCGGCACTGATCGACGAGCTTCTCCGCTTCGCCGACGAGGTCGCCACCCACGCCACCGCCATCCGGGCTGCGCTCAAGGCGGAGCGTCGGGAGAACGTCGTTCCACTTAGGAGCGTCCGATGAAGCTGACATGGGAACCCGAATGGCGTGAGGAGTACGACGCGCTGCTCGATGAGGTGGTTTCGGTTGGCACGAACACCTCAGCCCGGCTGAACGAGTTCGAGCGGCTTCTCAACGACGCGGTCCAAGCGCACAAGCCATGGGCTCGTGACGTGGAGCGGACGTGTATCCGCGCTGGGCTCGCAAAGGAAGTCAAGGCGTTCCAGGACCGGACCCGTGCCGCAGTCTCCTACGACGGAGAAGTACTTAGCCTGCCTAGGGTTCAGAGCCGCCGCATCATCGACCACGAGGGCAAGGCGACCCACGACAGAGCCTTGATCGAACTGTGGAGCTGGAGCGAGATCATCGCGAAGCGGGTCGAGGCGAAGGCCGCCGGCGTGACGTCGGCGAACCGGATGGCCTTCTACGACAAACTCCTGGCGCTCCGCGGCCTGTGTCCTGAGTCGGCCTCGCCGCAGGACGCCGCCGATCGTCTCGGCCTGGACCTGGACGAGTTCCTCGGTCGGGAGGCCGTCGCATAGCTCTGGCCACAGGCGTACCGCCGCCGCCACCTCCCCCGCCGCCGCCACCACCTCCACCGCCTCCCGTCCCGCCCCCGAGACCAGTCCGACCGCCCGACACGCGACCGCCGAACCGCCGCAACGACTGAGACCCCCGCCGCCCCGGCGCCGGACAAAGCGCTGAGCCACAGCCGATCCCGCCGGGGTGGCGGGACAACACCGAAGGGAGTGACATGACCGGCCACAAGCTGAGCGCCGAACGCTTCAACCGCTACCCGCAGCCGGACTCGTTCCGTCCGAAGTGTTCATGCGGCTGGAAGTCGCCGCAGTTCCTGAGCCGGGACGAGGCCACGCAGGTCGGAGACGAGCACCTCGCGGCGACCCTGCTCACCGTCATGGGCGTGACGTCGTGAAGCTCAAGTTGGGCGGCGTTGGCCCGATAACCCGCCCCGTTCGTCTCGGTGCGCTCTCGCGGCCGTGTTCAGTCTGCGGCGCGGGCATCGGCATCCACTGCCTGAACTTGCGCCGAACTGCGAAGCTCCGCCGCCCGCACGACGAGAGGCGAGGCTGGTCCGACGTCCCCGTTGAGCCCGGCTCAGGTTCCGGGGAGCCGCTACCCGCCCTGTCTGGGTAGCGGCGGGTGTCCGGGCCGTCTTCCCCGCGGCCCGGGCACCGAGACCTCCGCGTTCCCGGTCTCCACGAGAGCCGGCCGCGGACCACGGCCCTGGAGCATCCGGGTCAGGGGCCGTGACGGGGTGAGGTGTCTGAGGGCATCAGCACCTCACCCCAACCGAACAGTCCACAAAGGAGCGGCCCGCACCGAGTGAGGGTGCGGACCGCAGAAGACGAGAGGTGTTCGTCCGTGATCCAGAGTACAGAACCGGTCGGCGGTGCGACGTGACCGCTGAGAAGGTAGATGGCCGCGCGGTCGTCACCATGGAGCGGGTCGAGACGCCACTCTCGACGTCAGCGAGGCCGTGCCATTTCACCCGCATCGTTCGCCTGCTGCTCGACGACGGCACAGACCTGTTCGGCTGCACGGAGTGCGACTTCACCAGCCCGGCGGTCGGGTCGGTGCGGCACCACCTGCGCGACCACAGCGCGACGGTTGAGGCCCTACGCCCACAGCGCAAGCCACGATCCGTGCCGTCGCAGCAACGGGCGGTCCCTGATATCTCGCTGAGTGACCTGCTGCAGTCGGCCGAGCGCGCCGAAGCGATGGGTGACGCGCTTGAGCGTCTGGCCGCTGACCGCAACGAGTGGAAGGCCCGGGCACTGAAGGCTGAGCGCGCGATGGCGACGCTGAAGCGGGTGCTGTTGTGACCACCACTCTTCCTCTGGACTCCCACGCTGTAGACCTCGCCTGGGTCCGTCACCGGTGGCACGAACTGGACCGCAGCGAGGCCGCGTTGGCGATGCTGCTTGCTGGTGTGTCGTGGGCTGAGGCGCTGGTGCTGTTGGCGGGTTGCACGTTGCCGTCCACCGCACGCGCCCAGGTCGGTGCGCCGTGATCGTGCTTCCTACCGACCCGGAGAACGACACGGTGTGCGCCCTGCGCTGGGCCTGGCGCGGCGACACCCACTTCACCCAGCGGTACCTGGATCACCTCACCGCAGCCGACCGGGCCCGGGCCCTGCTGTGCCTGGAAGGGCTCGTGAGCCGGCTACGGGCCATGGACCCGGCCCTCGTCGCAGCAGCTGCACTGAGCCCGGACGAACTGGAGGGACCGTGAGCACCTGTCCAGCGGTAGAACTGGCCTGCCCGCAGTGCGTGTTCCCGCGTCAGTGTGACGGCGAGTGCAGCGAGATGTGCCGGCTCTTGGTCGAGATGCTTTCCGACCCGGAAGGCCACGAGGCGCTTCACCGGTCGCAGCACTGCTCCGGCTGTGGGACTGCGAAGTACGACGCCGAGGGCAACAACACCGACGTGACGCGGACCTGCAGGTACGGCCTCTGCACCGAGTGGCACTGCCCGGTCTGTGACCTCGAATGGGGCGCTGCGGGTCCGGTCGGCTGCCGCTGCAGCACCGGCTGGACGACGCGGCTCTGGCTGGCGTGGCGACGGTTCCGGGACCGGAGGTCGTCGTGACCGACAAGGAGCACCCCCGCGACCACCTGCGTGACGCTCTCCGCCCGCTGCGTAACGCCATGGGCCTGTCTTTGGCCGGGGTGGAGGCGGCCACCGGCATCCTGGCCGTGCGCCTCGGATCGTGGGAACGCAACCAGCGCATGCCGCCCGTCCCGGTGTTGATCGACCTGATCGAGTTCTACGGGTCGCGGATCGTGATCGTCGGCCCGGACGAGCACGTCGTACCGACCTCGGCCAGCCGGGGCGAGGAGCGCATCGTGTTCGTGGTCGTGTCACCCGACGGTGTTGAGGTGACACGAGAGAACGCGACCGACGCCGATGTTCTCGCCAAGGCGATGCCGGGGTCGAAGATCGGCTACCGGATCGACCGGATCGGCACTGTCGAGTTCGGACTCCCACCGGGCGGTGCGTGGTGGTGAGGTCGGCGCTGTGGTTCGTGTCCGGTGCGGCATGTACCGGCCTGGTTCTGATTACGTCGCTGTTGACGTCGCTCGTGATCGCGTGGCGGCGACGGCAACGGCCGGTGGAGAAGCGCCGCGCCGACGGCCTGAAGCTGCCCGTGTCGGCGACGAACGTGCCGGTGTGGCCCGCGCCGGGGCCGCTGACGTGTTCGGGCTGTGGGCGTAACGCCGGCCACGACGACGGCTGTTCGCGGCTGGGGTTCCTCGGGTTGGCCGCGACTCGGATCGACATTCCCCGTACCGGACAAGGAGAGTCATGAGCACACCGCACTTCTCGGTCGACTGCCACGAATACCACAGCCTGGTGCGGGACTTCGGCGGCGATGCCGAGCGACCCACCATCACCGTCCTGTGCGGCTCCACGAAGTTCGGCCCGACCGCTTACCGGGAGGCCAACCTGCAACTCACCGTCGCCGGTCATATCGTGCTGACCATCGGCTGCGACACCAAGTCTGACCACGACCTCGACCTCGCCGCCCAAGCCTCCGACGGGCGCACCCTGGACGAGGTCAAAACCGACTTGGACGACCTCCACAAGCGGAAGATCGACCTCGCCGACGAGGTGCTGGTGCTCAATGTCGGCGGCTACATCGGCGACTCGACCCGCTCCGAGATCGAGTACGCGGAGAAGATCGGCCGGCCGGTCCGCTACCTCGAAGCGGTCGAGTCATGACTTCTCTCGCCACGGTCGTCACCGCCTACGCCGCTGGCGTCATCTGCCTCGCTGGAGTCGCACATCAGGCCGGCTGGCTTCACTCCGCCGCCGCAGCGGTCAAAGCTGGCCGTCGACGGCGGCCAGGCCGACACCGTGCCGTCGGCCTGTCCACCGCCCAGCGGGCCGGTACGTCGGCGTCCTATGTGGAGGCCCATCGGCCGCTGCCGGCGCTGACGTCGGTGCTGGAGTTCCCGGACCTGACCGGCGACGTGGCGCCACTGTGCCCGCCGATGTATCCGCCGCTGGTCGAGGGCTACGCGCATCGTCTGGGCGCTGGCCGGTATGCGCACCTTGGTCCGGAGGAGTTGGACACCACCAACGACCGGCTTCTGCGGCTGCGCGGGATCGGTCAGAGGCCGGCGGTGGACTTGGCGGCGCTGCGGGTGCGGGATTCGGTTCCCACTGTTGGTGCGGTCGACGACGAGTGGCTGGAGGTTGCGGCGTGAAGTTCTGGTACGACACCGAATCAAGCGTCGTAGCGAGCCAGCATCGCGCGACACCAGGCGACAACGTCCTCAACCCGCTGTCCGGTTGGGTGACTTCCGGTCCACAACTCCAAGTTGGGCAGCGTGTTGTTGGTCCGGTTGAGGTCGCGATGATGGACGGTCTCGTCCGGGAAGAGTGGCCGACCGAGGTGCCCTTCCATGACGATTCGGTGTTCGAGAGCCCATCTGTCGCGACCCACTCGATCCGTGCGAACGCGGACATACCCCTGACCGGTGATGTAGCGGCCGGTCAGCGAGCGGAGACCGCGTTTCTTTCCTGGACTCCCACGACCCGGCCCCGCGAGAGGGTCACCGTACCGCCGCAGTCGATGGCCGTGACTGTTGCACAGACCTCCATGAGCCGCCTTCAACTCGCAGTCACCGACCAGGCAGTTCGGTTGCTCGGGTCGTCGACCTTGCCACCACGTCTGATAGCAGCGGCGACAAAGCATCGGCACTACTGGCCGGCTCGGATCTCTCCAGATGCGGCGCTTCTGCGTCACCGGTCTGCCGCATGTCGCAGTGACGCAAACTTCAATTGATCTATCCATATGGGGAGCTTACCGTTATGCGCTTTTGGTACGACTGCGAGTTCATCGAGGACGGGCGGACGATCGACCTCATCTCCATCGGCATCGTCGCCGCGGACGGGTTGGAGTATTACGCCGTAAATCTCGACGCGCCGTGGAAGCGGATCTACAAGCACGACTGGCTAATGGAGAACGTTGTCCCGTCGTTGCCGCGCTACTACGGCGACGCCCGGAACCACTTCGGCGACAAGGTGAACCTGCAGGACCCGACGTGCCGCACCTACGCGAAGATCCGGGCCGACGTGCGCGAGTTCCTGCTCGGCCGATCCGGCGACGAGCCACGCGACGTGGACCTGTGGGCCTGGTACGGCGCGTACGACCACGTCGCGCTGGCGCAGATGTTCGGCCCCATGGTGAAACTGCCTGCTGGCATTCCGATGTGGACCAACGACCTGCGGCAGGAGTGCCACCGGCTTGGTCTCGACGCCGAGTTGATCGCGCCGCGCACGGGCGGGCAGCACAACGCCCTTGAGGACGCTCGCTGGAACCGGGACCTGCACGCCGCGATCGTCCGGGAGGTGATGGGCGAGTGATCACCCGTTGGCTGTTCCCGCGCCTGTACGCGGCGCGGCTGGAGAACCACCGCCTGCACGAGATCATCACCTACCAGCACGGGCGTATGCGGGACATGTCGGCGGCACTGTTGAAGGCTTCACCGGCTGAGCGTCGTGACGCGTCGGCGCTGCTGCTGGCCGGGCGGGTAGAGGCAGCGAAGGTCCGACCGGCTGTGTGCCGAACGATCATCCGGGACGGTGGGTCGTCGTGAAGGACATCATCCTCGGCTGGGCCCTGCTGCTCATGGTCATGGTTCTGTCGCAACTGGCGGCACGTGTGGTGCCACGTCGCTGGGGTTGGCGCGGCGGCATCGTAGCCGCACTGATCTTGGTCGGTCCGATGCTGTTTACCGGCTACGCGCTCGGCCAGTTCGGCATCGGCTGGCCCTTCGGCGGTGGGTCGTGATCCCCACCATCCTGTCTGCCCTCGACGTCGAGCACGGCCTCGACTACGACGACCTCGCTGTGGTCGAGGACTACGAGCCGTGGAGTAGCGAAGAGGAAGACGCGTCGTGGCTTGCCGCCGACGACGCAGCGAAGAGGTGGAGCGATGTCTGACTACTACGAGGAGTCGTCCTGGTCGGCTGACCAGTCGGAGTGGCCGGCTCACCTTCGGGACGATGCCCCGTCTCAGCGCTGTGGCCGGTGTGAGCGCTTCACGTGGTCCACGGAGGACTTCGGATCGATCTGTGCCATGACTCAGCCGGATGGGCTTCCGTGCGGTGGACGTTTCGGACCGAGCCTACGAACGGTGGTGTGACCGATGAGCGAAACCCTGACGAAGGACGAGGCCCTTCGGTTGGTGCGCGAGAACGCCTGGGAGGAGCGGACCGACGAGGTCACCTGCGGCCATCCAGGCTGCGAAGATCACCGCGCCAAGGGCCGGCTGATGATCCACACCTTCAGCGCGTTCGGTTGCGACATCTCTCTCGCCGCCGCTGAGGAGTACATCGCCGAGGCGACCGCGGTGAAGTGGGTCGACCACCTGCTACGGCACGACCTCGCCGCAGTCCAGCCCAACGGCCGGGCGATCTGCTTCGACGTCCGACGTCCGGAGGTCGGCGATGTCTGACGAGGCGCAGGCCGCACGTGACGCGCAGCGGGAGTACGACCGCGCCGCACAGGAAGCACTGGACAAGGTCGTACGTGAGGCCGAGGAACGGCGCAAGGCCGGTGGCTCGTGATGGACCTCGACGCCGTCAAGTCGAAGTGGCTGGGCATGTGCGGCTCCTGCGACGTGGGCATCGGCGAATGCAACCACCCCGCCGAGGACTACCGCCCGGTGATGCTGGAACTGGTCAGGGAGGTCGAGCGCCTGCAGTTCGACGCCGAGGAGGCCAAGCGGCTACGCCAGATGGTCGACATCTTCCGTCCCGTGCTTCGCGCCTCGCGCAGGTGGCGCGACAACTACGCCGCCGACATCACCGAGGCGAACGAGAACCTCTTCCACCCAGCCGAGGCGGACTGGATCCGGGCGGTCGACGCGGTCGACGGGATCGGATTCATCTGGGACGGCGAAGATCGGCTTGTTGCGATCCTCCGCCCGGACGGGGAGGTGGTCCCCGATGCAACCGATGCCTGACCGATTCTCCGTGGCTGATATGGCCACCATGAAGACTCGCATCCTGTCCCGCCAGTGCTCGACCTGCATCCTGCGTCCCGTCGGCGAGCGCATCGGGCTGAGCAACGAGCGGGTCGGCGAGTTTATCCGGTCCACTGTCGAGCGCGGCTCGTATGTGGTGTGCCATGCGACGTTTCCGTCTGTCGTCGCGGACGTCGACCCAGCCGTGTGCCGGGGCTTCGCCGACCGGTTCGACACTGAGTCGTTGCGGCTCATCCGGGCGCTGTGGGGCTTCGTTGAGGTCGAGCCGCCAGATCGTATGTGTCCCGACCCGGCCGGTCACGCTGCTCTCGACTCCTCCCATGAGGTCACCCGTCTACGTCAGGCCGCAGGGATCCCCGACACGACACCGGCGGACCGGTGCCGGTACTGCGGAGGTGCGCTGTGACCAGGGTGGCTGAGATCAGGCACGGCGCCTCGGCGTACAGCAACGTCAACATCCGTTGCCGGTGCGTCGTCTGCCGCGAGGCGAACAGGGTGCGGGGCCAGATCGAACGAGACAAGAGAGCCGCCCGTCTCCGCGCTGACCCGACGCTGGCGCCACACGGCAGCGTGTACACCTACCGGAACTGGAGGTGCCGCTGCAGGCCGTGCACCGCGGCGAACTCGGCCGCCAGTGCGGCATACAAGCGCTCCCGGGTCGGTGCTCGATGACCGCAACCCGCGTCCGCTGGCAGTGCTCCAAGTGCGCCCGGTTCCTCCCAGACTCGGCCGTCAAGATCACGGGGATGGGCCACATCTGGGCTGACTGTCCCCGCTGTGGCCGTACGGACAACCCGCGTTGTGTCGACGTCGGAACCAGGGAGGGACCATGACCGCGATCGCTGACCGCATCGTCCTCAACGGCCTGCCCGAAGACGACTACCACCGCCACCCCGCCCTGTCCTCCACCGGCGCCCGGAAGCTCCTCTCGGCCACCCCCGCCCACTTCCGCTACTGGGCCGACCACCCACAACCCCGCAAACGCACCTTCGACCTCGGCCACGCCACCCACAAAAAGGTCCTCGGTGTCGGCTCGGACCTCGTGCTCATCGACGCCGCCGACTACCGCACCAAGGCCGCACGGCAGGCCCGCGACGCGGCCTACGACGCCGGCAAGGTGCCACTCCTGCCCGACGAGATGGCCAAGGTCGACGCCATGACAGCCGCGGTCCTGGCCAACCCGTACGCGGCCGCCCTGTTCGACCGGGGCCGGCCCGAACAGTCCCTGTTCTGGACCGACGAAGACACCGGAGCACCACTACGGGCCCGCCTCGACTGGCTACCAGAGGCCCACACAGGGCGGCGAATGGTCATCCCCGACCTGAAGACGTGCCGGTCCGCCAGCCGCGGCCACCTGTCCAAGGCCATCTACGAGTACGGCTACTTCATCCAAGCCCCGTACTACATGGCCGCGGTGCGGGCCCTCGGCCTGGCCGAAGACGTCAGTTTCGTGTTCGTGTTCGTCGAGTCCGAGCCGCCGCACCTCACCGTCGTCCGGCAGCTCGACGTCGACTCGGCGCGGGCCGGCCACGACGCGATGCGCCGCGCCGTCGAACTGTTCGCCGACTGCCTACTCACCGACACGTGGCCCGGATACGGCGACGACATCGAAGAGATCAGCCTCCCGTACTACGCGGCCCGCCAACTCGAAGGAGCCCAGCAGTGAGCGAGATCGCCCTGCGCCCAACCAGCGGCACCGCCGTCACCTACAGCCCGCCCGCCGCCGTCGCCAGCCTCGCCGACTGGGCGCAGGAGCTCGACGCCGCCTACGGCATGGCCGTCAAACTCGTCACCACCCCGTTCGTGCCCCGCCACTTCCAAGGCAAACCCGCCGACGCCGCCGCGGCGATCCTCACCGGCCACGAACTCGGCCTGTCCCCGATGGCATCGCTGCGGTCCATCTTCCTGATCTCCGGCACGCCCGGCATGTACGCCAAGTCGATGGTGGCCGTGGTGCAGAGCATGGGTCACGAGGTGTGGATCCCGGAACAGTCCGACGATCGGGTCGTGGTGTGCGGCAAACGCAAGGGCAGCGCGTTCGTCTTCGAAACGGTGTGGGACCGCGCCCGCGTGGTGAAGGCGAAGCTGCACGGCAACGCCAAATACCAGGAGAGCCCGCAGCAGATGATGGTCGCCCGCGGCCAGGCTGAGATCTGCCGTCAGGTCGCCGCCGACGCGCTGCACGGCATCCCGTACACCGTCGAGGAACTCGAGGACATGCCGCCGGCCGTGAGGGTCGAGGCCAGCGTCGCGCCGGCCCGGGTGACGACGGCCGAGATCCTCGGCACCCCGGAGCCCGCTGCTGCTGAACCTGACCCGGGCCCGGACGCGGATCCGATCGCGGACCTGCCGCTGTCCAAGCCCGGCGGCAAGCAGGCGAGCCAAGCCCAGTTGCGGATGATCGGCGTACTCGCCGGCGAACTTGGCATGGCCGACCGCGCCGATCGGCTCGCCTATGTGGCGGGTGTGATCGAACGCGACGTCACCTCGGCGAATGAGTTGAGCTCGCGGGAGGCCAGCGCGGTCATCGAAACCATGACCCGCGCCAAGGCCGAGCAGGAGCGGCCCGTCGAGGCTGAGGCCGGTGAGCCAGATGTTGACCCGGCGTAGCCCAATGAAGCGCACGGCCATGAAGCGGTCCCGGCCGCGCCCGGCTCTCCCGCCGGCGCCGAGGGCGAGGCTCACCGAACGGTCCGGCGGCGTCTGCGAGGCCCAGTTGGCGGTGTGCACCGGCCGGGCGACCGACGCCTGCCATCGGATCTCCCGCAAGGCTGGCGGCCGACCCAACGGCGAGGATGCGCGGCTGTCCAACCTGTGGCACGGCTGCCGAACGTGTCACCGCTGGGCCACGGCCAACCCGGAGAAGGCGTACGACCTCGGCCTGGCCCAGCAGGAGTGGCAGGACACCCGGGTAGAGCCGATGGCCTACCGGGCCCTTGGTTGGGTGCTGCTCGACGACGACGGTGGAGTCCGGTCATTCGGTGATGCGGCGTGAAGCGCCGGTACCGGTTCGTCGGCCGCGACGGAGGCATCTACATCTGGCAGTCGGTGCGACCGGAACCGGGCGACAGCCGACACGAGGAGATCACCTGCTCGGTCGACTGGTTCTGGTCTGCGCCACGACGCCAACGGGAGGCGTCATGACCGACCTTCCGGACCGCACCAGGCCCGAAGCCGCCAGATGCAGCTGTTCGCACCTCGTATCGGATCATGAGGTCACCGCCTACCTTGGCCAAGTCGTTCGCCGCGGCGCCTGCCAGCATCCTGACTGCACCTGCCTGGGGCCACGATGACGATGACCGACTCGTGGACCATCACCATCTACGGCCCCGGCCAGTGGTTGACCGCCAACCCGGCCCGGGCCGGCGAATGGCACGGCCGGTCCAAACTGATCCGCGCCTGGCGTGAAGGCACCGTGTGGGCATGCAAAGCCGCCCACCTGCCCACCGGCATCACACCGGTCACCGTCGACGCCCTGTGCCTGTACGAGGGCCGGGCGCCGGTGCGTGACCGGCTGAACCTCGCACCGACGATCAAGGCGTGTGTCGACGCGCTCACCCCGGCAAGGACATTCACCCGCAGCGGCAGGACGTACGTGACCGCCGGGTACGGGTTCCTGCCGGACGACTCGGACAAGCACGTGCTGCGCACCGACTGGACGCTGGCCAAGACCGGCGGGTCAGGTCCACCTCGTGTCGAGCTGACGTTGACGGCGGTGGCGTGATGGACGAGGACGGCCGGTACCTCGGTGCAGTCGCCGTGCTGGCGGTCGCGCTGTTGCTGCTCATCCTGGCCTGTGCTGGCCTGCTCGCCGACGGGCCGATCTGATGACGCGCGTAGCACGTCTCCGCAAGGTGGTCCTGCCACCACCGGTGACCAAATGCCGGGCCTGCGGCGAACGACTCGACCGGCCCCATCCGTGCGGAACTCACCTGCCCGACTGCCCCTACGACCTGCGGGAGCGGGCGGCACGGATCCTGCAACGACTTGGAGGACAGGCGTGACGTGGCGTAGCTACTGCAAGCGCGCGAACTGTGTGGAGGTTCTTGAGACCGGTGACACCGTCTGGGTCCGCGACTCCGCCAACCCGGGCGTGATGCTGCCGGTGCCGGCCGAGTCGTGGGTGGCGTTCCTGGCCGGCGTACGAGCCGAGGCACTGCGGGCGGCGGCGGATGACCTGATCGCGATGACGACGGACCCGTTCGATTTGCTCACCGAGTCGGTCGGGATTCGAGGTCCGGTTGCGGTGTCCCTGTGGCTGCAGGACCGGGCAACGAAGGCGGTCACCGATGCCTAACGCGCTGATCCTGCTGGTCGTCGGCCTTCTCGTCGGCGCGTTCCTGGGTGCTACCGCCTGGGATGCGTGGATCGAACGTCGACATGGGTGTATGCCGCACAAGCCGGATGTGTGCAAGAGAGAGGCAGGAGAGTGGTGATGGAAGACGAGGACATGCGGCCGGCTGCGATGCTCCGCAGGGTCGACTTCGACACCGGCGTCGAGCCGGTTGAAGCGGCTGATCGGTTGGCTCAGGACTACGTGCGGGTCATGACCGAACGGGACAACGCGGTCGCCGCCCTCGGCGCGCTCACCACCGAACGAGACCGGCTGTACGAGGAGACCGAAGCCGTAAAGCACGATCGGGCATGGGAGGCGAACCGCGCCAACGAAGCGGCCCGCCTCTCGGCCGACGCCCGCGACCGGGCCGACGACCTCGCCCGCCAGATCGAGAAACTGCAGGAGCAGGTGGCCGCGGTCGAGAGCGACCGTACGAGCCGAGACGCGTGGGCGGTCAGGGTCGGGATCCGGTATGACCTGTCGTACGAACTCGATCCGTACGAGGCGATCAGTCGGCACCTGCAGAAGGTCGTTGCCCAGCGGAACGACTACATGGCCGACCTCGCCGCGAAGATCGTGGAGCGCGATGCTGCTCGGGCCCTCCTCGTCGAGGAGCAGCAAGCCCACGCCGCCACCTGGGCACGCTGCGACGCGCTACTGCCGGTGGTTGCGGCGGCCGCGGCCTTCGTCACCGACGAGGACCCGAGTGCCGCCCAGATTGACGCGTTAGTGCGGGCGGTGGACGTGATGCCGTGGTCCGCCTACCGGCCCGATGCGGCTACACCCGACCCGGAGGTCACCGATGACCCTGCATGATCGGCTTGAGCCGGCGCTGAACTGGACCTGCGGGTTCAGCCCATCCGGCCCGCTGGAATGTCTCGACGTGGCCACATGGCACGGATTCCGACTCACCGACGACGGCACGGCCATCGACTGCATGATGGCGGCCTGCGACGACCACCGGCCGCGCATGCAAGCCCACTTCGAGCATCCGATGCAGAGTGCTTGTGGGATCACCGGTTCGCGCTTCGCGTGGCCGGAAAACGTCTGCTACATCGACTGGGGCGACGGACTGGCGCTGGTCGCAGAGGTAGCGATCGAAGGAGTCGCGTCATGACCCTGCATGAGCAGATCGAGGCGGCCATCAAGGACCGACTCGCAGTAGCCCAAGCGGCGCAGCCCGGACCGTGGATGACCGGTGAGACCGCGCCACACCTCGTGGACGCCGTGGTCTATGGCCAGTCGACCAGCTGGCCGGGTCACATCACGCAGGCCTGCAACGTCGAATACGCCGACGGCGGCATGGCCAACGCCCGCGCCATCGCCGCCAACGGGCCGGACCGCATCATCCGGGACTGCCAGCGGGACCTGAAGGTGCTGGCTCGGCACGGGCCAGCACGCCGTCTCGGCGGAGTCCACGAGATCTGCGCCCACGACTGGGCCGACAGCGACGGGTGGCTGTCCATGTGGCCCTGCGCCGAGATTGCAGACCTCGCCGAGTCCTACGGCATCACTCCTACGGAAGGAACCCCATGACCGACCCCGACTTCCCGCCGCTGATCGACGTCTCCAAGGTCTCCCTGGCCGACCTGATCACCTCCGACGTCGACGCCCTGTCCCGGTGCATTCAGCGTCTCGTCGAGGCGTTGGACGACCCGGACGGGATCATCTCCGCCTTCCAGAACTTCGCCTCCTGAAGGGGAACACCCATGATCGACCGACCCAGCGCGTTGGCCAGCCAACTGATCGGCCGCTACAAAATCAACAGCGAGCGGGCTGTCGCGGACGCCTACGAGATCCTCGACGTGCTCGCCCTACCTGACCAGCCCGACGACGACACCACCGTACTCAGCGCGTCGCAGGGTATCCGGCTGGAGGTGGCGCGGCTGCTCGTCCAGCCGCACCCGCTCCGGGTACGCGACACCACCACCGAGGTGCTCGTCGGCGAGGTTCTGCTGCTCGCTGAGGCCATCGAGACCGGCCACGCACCGGCCAAGGACAGCGCATGACCCGCTACCGGCTGCCGGCCGAGCTCGGCGGCATGGAGTTGCCCGAGGACACCGGCGGCGTTCTGGACGTGCTGATTGGCGTCCACCGTGCGCGGGCCGAGGCTTGGATGTTGCGGTTCGACATCCCTGGCGTCGGGCGGATCCGGGTCCAGCGGGAGGCACTCGAGGAGGTGAAGCCGCCGCTACCGCCGGAGCCGCCGCTCATGTCCCTGGTGCAGGTCGGGGTCGACTTCTACCACCGACGGTCCAAGACCGGCATCGACTGGTTCAAGGTCGGCTCCGACAACACGTGGGAGACGTGGCAGCGCCTGTGTGACCGGGTGGTGTATCCGGAGACACCGGTCGTCTATATGCGGGCCGCCCAGCAGGAGGTGAACACCTGATGGCCAGGACGAAGGCGCCGGCGCTCGGCAGCCAGTGGAGGCGCGTCAAGGGCGGCCACCGCTACCACGTCACGGCCATCTACCACGGTCGCGACGACTGGACCGTCGAGCTGGTACCCGAGCCGGGCGAGAGTGCCCGCAAGACGTGGCTTGGTCCGACTGGTTTCGCCGCGAAGTTCGAACCGACGCCGCTTCACCAGTAGCAGAACAGGAGGGACCACCGTGGACGACCTGACCCGGGAGCGGTTCTGGCCGCGGCCGCTGCCCGCGCTGCTGGCCGTCGACGACCTGGACCTGATCGTCGAACGGCAGCGGGTCCTGCTCGACCTGCCCGAAACGTCCACCGGCCCGGCCGAGCAGCACACCCGCCTCGGTGCTGTTCGGCGCAAGCGGGACCTGCGGTTGGCGGCGTCGATCAGGAGGTGGAAGGCGTGAAGGTCCACGTGTGTCTCCCGTCCGGCGACGTAGATCACCGAGGAGTCGCGATCTGCGGGTGTGGATCTACGGCTGATGCGTCGGTGCATCGGGTACCGGAACGCTCCGACGAACAGCGGGCAGAAGAGGCGCGACGGATCGGAGAGTCCGATGAGGACTGACGCTGTGTTCACACCTGGCTGCCGTGCGTTGATCGGCGGCGCAGATCGTTGCACGGCAAGGGTTCCGGGGCGTGACGGAGTTCGTGTCGCAGAGATTGGGATGAGAGAATTGGGGTGGTGTCGGGCGGCGGTTGCGCGCCGGCCCGACCGCCCTTCGACCTGCACGTCGGAAAGGCTCCCCTCCATGCTCGCATTCACCCCCGACAGTTCGTGTCCCTCTGTGGCGCGTGTCGCATGACCGATGCCCGTCTGGCCAAGGTCGGCCACCGTATCGCCGAACTCCGCAAGGAGAAGGGCTGGCGGCAGCATGACCTCGCCGAGGCCGTCGGCCTGACCCGGTCCTCCATCGCCAACATCGAGGTCGGCCGGCAGGAACTGAGCCTGACCAACCTGTGGGCCATCGTTGATGCACTCGGGTCCACCGTCGGCGAGATCACCGCGACACCGGCGATGCCGTGGCTCGAACTGGCCCGCCGCACGTTCGCCTCACAACGGGCCTACACCGAACTCGCCGAGAAGTCTTGGCAGAGCTACAGCGTCGTTGACGCGGTTCGGCTCCGAGGCATGGCTGATGGGATCGGCATAGCCCGCGATCATCACCTTGACCTCACCAACGGCCCGGTCGCCGAGGTGCCCGATGCCGGCTGACCTCGCCCCGATCGCGGTGGTTGTCACCCGCTACCGCTGTCCGTTCTGTCCTCGGTCGCTGTCGTCCAAGACGCGCATGGTCGACCACATCGGGAAGTGCTGGCGCAACCCGGCCGTCCGGAGCTGTAAGACGTGCAAGCACTTCGTGCGCGAAGAGGGCGAGCCCGAGGTCGGCCTTCCCGACATCGAAGACTGCGAGGCCGGCGTGGACCTGCGCGGCGGCTGCGCGACATGCGGATACGTCCCACCGTCTGGCGAGAACTCCTGTCCGGAGCATCCCCTCGACGACATGAGACCACCCGGCCCGGTCGTGGACTGTTCGATCTGGGAGGCGACCGATGCGTAGCCACAACGGATACGACCCGGAGAGCACCCTCACCCAGATGCGCCTGGCCCGGACAGAAAACCCGCTGTGCCAGGAGTGTGCACCTGCCATCGACCGTGCAGTGGCCTACGCGAAGGGGCTGTGGCTGGACCCAGCCGAGCGGGAGACCGCCGGGTTCGGGGCGTTGGTTGCTGCGGCCACGATCGCCGCAGTCACCATCGACGGCGCGACGGCCATGACGGTCAACATGATCGGGCTGTTCGGTCAGGCGCTGGTTGACGACGCCCGGGCGGAGGTGGGCGCCTAGTGGCCCGTATCCGGTCGGTGAAGCCGAGCCTGCGCACCTCGCGAACCGTGGTGCAGTGGAAGTTCGAGGTCCGCTACTTCTGGGTGCTGCTGTGGGGATACCTCGACGACCTCGGCCGCGCCCTCGACATCCCCAAGGCCATCGCCGGCGACTGCTTCCCGCTCGACGACGCAGTAACCACCGCGACGATCGACAAGTGGTTGACCATCATCGCCACGACGAAGGTCGAGCCGAACAAGGACCCGCCGCTGTGCCGGTACGAGGTCGGCGGGCAGCGCTACATCCACTCCGTCTACTGGTCGGAGCATCAGCGACCGAACCGCCCGAGTCCCTCACAGCACCCTCCGTGCCCGATCCATGAGCTGCTCCCAGAGTCGGTCATGGAGTCAATCAACGCCCAGTTCAATGAGTGACTCACTGAATCCCCATGGAGGCGCCAGGTGCTGGAATTTGAGGGTTTGACAGATGAGGAATTAGAGGGGTTCGAGCGTGAGGACTTCAGTGATCGCCGACCCCCGCATGACCGTCCCCATCCCCCCGGAGGAACACGTGATCAACCCAACCGATTTGATCGTCCGCACCACCAACCCGGACCTTCTCGACCGAACCGTCCAGCAACTCGGCGCGGCCGTCGTTGTCGAGGGTTCGTTCAACGGCGACACCTGCCGGGTGCGGGTCTTCGGTGACCCCGGCTACATCAAGTTCGCGCTGGCCAATCAGGGCTACGGCGAACTCGTCGGCGAGGTGCTCGCTGACTCGATCAGTCCGGAGGTCACCCCGTGAGCACCTGCTACGACTGTGGCCAGAACGACTGCTCGTGCGTGAGCCCTGAGGTTGCACGGCTACGGCAAGACCTAGCCGAAGCACGAGCCGCACGGGATGTGGCCGCCATCTCGGCTGAGCGCCACCAGGAGGGCGCCCGCTACTACCGGGAGATGGCCGTAGAGCGCGGGAAGATCATGTGGGCAGCCGAGGCGGAGGTTGCTCGCCTCCGCCCAGTCGTAGAGGCAGCCGAAGCGTACGTCGATCAACATGGCGCGTTCTACCGAGGGCTGCAGGCCGCCAACTCGGAGATCGAGGCGCAGATCGACCGGTTTCCACGCCATCGTCTCGTCGCTGCTGTCGATGCCTACCGTTCGTCCGCCCCCGAACCAGAGGAGAAGCCATGAACGCGGACGCCAATCTGCCCGAAATCAAGATCCGCTGGCAGAAGGCGAGGCTGGCTGGCGAGGATGCCGACGACGCCAGCCACGGCTGGGACGACGCCAAGCGGCTGGCCATCGTCGCTTCGTGGCAGGACATCCCGATCCTGTTCGCCGAGCTGACCGACCTTCGCCACTTCCTGCACTCGCGGCTGCACCCCGGCTACGAATACGAGACGACCACCGGCCCGCGGAAGGCGTGGGACTACTCGGACGTGCCGCCCAACGACGACGGGTGGGAACGCAACACCGAGGCGGGCGACGAGGGCTGGGAGCGGATGACCTACCACGAGGAGTCCTACTGGCGCCGTGAGGTGGCCGGCGACCATGACTGACCTTCATACCCTCCTTCTCGCTGCTATCTCAGCCCGAGAGGAACGAGCCCGACGAGCGCTAGACATCAACCTGTCCGGTCGGTGGGCCATCCAGTCGAACCGGACGCAGTCGCCGGCCGAGCTGTCGGCCGTGGCCGACTTCTGGCAGGCCGAGACCAGCGCGGTCGCTGTCCTCCGTCAGACCACCCGAGACCGGCGAGTCCTGGAACGACACGAGGCGCATCTGGACGGGATGGACCGCCTCGTCTGCGCCTGTTGCGAGGAGTTGTGTCACTCCCGCTCCGGGCTGATGTGCGATTCACCGGATGCGCCGTGGCCGTGTTTGGAGATTCGCGACATGGCCGACGCGTACGCCGTTGCCCTTCCCGCCCCACTACCCGAGGAGAGCCCGGCATGAAAGATCAACAGCAGGACATGGCCGCAATGCTCCACGACTCGTTCGCCGACGGCCGGCAACTGGTCCAGTCCATTGCCGACGAGGTCGCCGTCGAGCGGCGCCGGTTCATGGTCTTGATCGGACCGAACGGAGAATGCGGCTGCTGCCTCGCCACCGGAGACCACCCGTGCGGTAGCGAATGCGGCTCGTGCGACGGATCCGGCAGACAGCCGGACGCGCCGATCTGCACCCTGCCTGGGCGCCCTTGGGTCAATCGCACCCCGCTCACGTACTCGACGAGATCGTCGCCGTCGTACGGGCCACGCTCGCTGCTGGGCTACCCCGATGAGCGACCTACGGGCAAGGTTGATCGCAGCGAAGCTCGCCGGCACCAAGGCCGAGGACGGCAGCCACGCCTACATGTTCCGCGACAACGAGACGGCCGCATACGTGGCGCTCATCGAAGTGGGGGACTGGCTCCGCGCCGAAGCGGTCAAACTCCGCAAGATGCCCGACGACATCGACCAGACCGGCCGCTCGATCCGGCTGATCAAGGCCGATGCGCTCCTGTCCCTCGCTGACTCCCTGACCCGGAAGGACACACCATGAGCGACGAACTGGAGATCATCAACGGGCGCCCTGGAGCACTCTGGGCAGTCACCTCCGGCGAGTACAGCGACTACGGCGTGAACGCCCTCTTCGACACCGAGGAGGATGCCCGGGCCGCGGCAGTGCGAGGCTTCGGCGACGCCGTGACGCAGATCGACTACTACCCGTCTGGCGACCCGCCCGTTCAGCGCGAGGTGTGGATGGGGCAGACCGGTCCGATTACCGCCGATGGCCCGACCCATTCGGCGATATACCCGCTGGTGGCCGGACCGACCACCGTGTGGCGCCGCCGGTCGATGAGCGTCGACCGGCCACATGTCGAGCAGGAGCGTGAGGGAAGCCGCATTTGGGTCACCGTCCAAGCGCCCACCAAGGAGCTGGCCGAGAAGGTGCTGCACGACCGCATCGCCAAGGCCCGCGCCGAACTGCTGGGGTTGTAGCCCGTGAACACCCTGGGGATCGTCGACTTCATCGAAGCGCGGTTGGCCGAGGACGAGCTGTGGGCCATCGCCGCGTCAACGCCGCCGGCCCACTGGGTCGATGCCCGGCCTGTCCCTGGTGGTGTGCACTGGGTGTGGGGCATGGGCGGCAACTGGGAGCACTACGACCCGGACCCGCTTGAGGAGTACCTCGGCGAGAACTGGCACGGCGAGGATGGTGAGCACCGCAACCCGACGCTCGTCACCCGCGAGGAGTTCGAGACCCGGTCGGTCGGACAGCTTTCCCACCCAGTGATCTCGTACGCCGAAGAGGTCCGGACAGTCGACGCGGCTCATATCGCACGCCACGACCCTGCTCGGGTACTTCGTGAGGTACCCACCAAACGAGCCATCCTCGCCGAGCACTGGACCCTGATTTCCAGGACGAATGGAGAGTGACCCAGTGAGCGACCTCAGCGCGTTCGGCGTTCCACCCACCGCCCTCCACCACCATCCCGGCCTACCGGCGAGCCAGCCGAAGCCATGGGTAGGCGATCCGGTCACGCCGAAGCCCACCGGCTACCTGCGGCTGCTCGATGAGTTCTCGGTCTACCGCGTCGGCCACGTGCTCGCCCTGTACGAGGTGATCGAGCTGCACGGCCCGCAGCCGTACATGGTCGCCACCGACGGCACGGTCAGGCGCTGGGTGTGCGAGGGCTGCGAGTCCAACGGCTACGACGCCGAGTACCCGCCCTGGCCCTGTGAGACGACTGCGGTGATCGGCCGTCACCTCGGAGTAGAGGTGACCGAGTGACCACCCACAAGATCGACATGTCCGAACTCCTTCCGGCGATCGAGGCCATCGGGCCGCCGTTGACCGACTGGCAGAAGCGCCTCGTTGCGGAGCTCCCCGCAGGCGCCCTGAACCTCAATGGCTTCTGGGAGCCCATAGCCCCCAGCCCACCTCGTCGTCGACGCGTGGAGATCAAGCTCGACCGTCACCGGCCGGCGTTCGTCGCCTACGCCGTCGTGGACGAGGCTCTCGGCTTCACGCTGACCGGTGACGAGGCGCTGCGGTATGCCCGCTACTACAGCCCGAAGTGGCGGGCCTACATGAAGCGGATCCGCACGGCCTACCGGGCAAGGCAGAGGAGACGCCGATGAAGGTCCGTATCGATGCCGGTGGTCGCACGGTCGAGATCGAATGTGTCGACGCCAACGTCACCGCTGACGGCATCGGCGCCACCGCACTCGGCCTGTGGCAGGCCACCGAAGGCGCCCGCAAACCCAGCGAAGGGCCGGCGGTCGGCTTCCAGGCTCAGGTGTCCGCGCAGCCGCCGGCAGTCGTGGGCTTCCGGCACAAGCCGATGACGGTGAACTCGGAGGTGACCGAGTGAGCGGCCTGAGCACCTTCGCCTGGGGCATCATCGTCGGCTACGCCTTCGCGAAGGTGCTGGAGGTCGTCGGAGTCTGGCGCAGAGCCAAGGCCAAGGTCAACGAGGCCCGGCGCCGGCACGGCCTGGAGCCCGAGAAGCGGTGGTGGCGACTGTGACCGAGCCGACCTACGCCCACGACGCCCACTGCAACGTCATCCACACCGGACCCGGGGAGTGCCCACCGCACTGCGAGGACGAGCAACACATCACCGGAGAGCCGTGCCCGTCCTGCGGCTCGACCGTCAAGGTGCCGGAGGCAACCGAGTGACCGACTCGATCTTGTGTTGTGTCTGTCCCGTCCTCCGCGCCAAGTCCCCCGCGCGCCTGCCCAGAACGCCCCAGGTCTGCGACGGCTGCCGTGACCGTATGGCCACCAGCCTGACCGCCCTCCCTGACGCCTACGCCGCCGTGGACTCCGAGCCCGTCCGTGGCATGAGCGAGATCCGCTCCCGGGTGTTCGAGTCCAAACCGCCGCTGAACATCTCCGCCCTGTCCCTGCTCGGCCCCGGCCTTATCACCCCGCTGGCGACTCTGGACTTCTGGGTCCAGGACTGGGCCGGCTACCTCGAACAGGACCTACCCGACGCCGCCGTGACGACCATGGCGTTCTGGCTCGCCGCCCGCCTACCGTGGGCCTGTGACTCCCACCCGGCCGTGGACGACTTCGCCGCCGACCTGCGGGACATGACCGGCCAGCTCCGCGCCTTCGAGGGCAAGGACCGCGGCGAGTCGGTGGGCCGCTGTCCCCGCCACCTCGGTGAGGAGCGCTGCAACAACCCGCTGTACGTGGATCCGTACGTGGACGAGATCCAGTGCTCGCGGTGTCGACAGAACTGGAAGCGTCGGGATGGAGAATGGATGCACCTGAGGGCACAGCAGATGTCGGCCGGAGTGGAGGCAGCGTGAACGATCAGCATCGGCGCCTCTTCGAACTCGCCGCCCACCGTGATGTGCGCGCAGATCACCGCTGGGTACTAGCCCGCCACCACGTCGAGGCATTCCATGATGCCGAGAATGAGCGCCGCCGCGCGGAGCGTGAGAGATTGGCCGCCATCCCCAACTTCCTGCCAGCCTTCGACCCGACGAAGTACATCGAGTGGAACGCGCCGTTGCCGCCGCCCGTGAAGATCGGCTTCACCACCAACATCACCACCCGGATATCCACGCTGAATCCCGAGCACGTGCTCGCTGTGGAACGCGGAGGACGGGACGTCGAGGTGCTGCGCCACCGCGAGTTCGCAACCGCCCGGCGCCACGGTGAGTGGTTCGCCGCGACACCCGACCTCCGCGAGCACATCCGGGTACTCCGTGATCGATTCGAGGAAGTGTCCGGCCTTACGCTGGACGCGTGGCTCGATCGACCGTCTCAACGAAGGAAGCCGCCTACCTCATCGGACTCGATCCTCGACTCTTCGCCAAGTGGGCGAGAGGCCACGGACTCGAACCGCTCCGCCGCCAGCGCATCGGCCGATCCTTCGTGACCGTGTGGTCCCTCGACGCCGTTCAACGCGCCGCGACCGCGCCTGCTTGACATCGCGGGCCGACTGCGGTGAACTGCTCATGATCGGCCCGCGAACTGGAACCTGCCGATCGCCTCACGCCCGGGACGCTGACTGCGCCCGGGCTTTCGTGCTGTCTGGAGGTCGCCATCGAACTTCCACGCGGCAAGATCACCGACTACGGCGACCTGGTCCACGAGGAACGCTGGCTGATCAAGGGCCGGCGGTTCACCTTCGTCCACCACATCGGAGCCGAGCGGGACACCACCCCAGCCGACCGCATCCCCGGCCCGCCCGGGACACCAACCCCACCCGGAAAGGCAGTTGAACTGATCATGGATCTGCACGCCGACAAGAAGGTCACCCGCACCGTCACCGCCACCGACGAGTTCGGCAACCCCGCCACCTACGACGGCACCTACGCCTACACCGGCGACAACGACGCCCTCATCACCGTCACCGACAACGGCGACGGCTCGGCCGTCATCGCCGCGGCCGGTGGCCTGGGCAACCTCGGCGTGGCCAACCTGACCTTCACCGCCACCCCCACCGTCGGCGACCCGGTCGTGCGCGTCGAGGCCGTCAACGTCATCGCCGGCGGTGCCGAGTCCTTCGCCTTCGCCGACTCGGCGGAGGAGGAAGTCACACCGGACGCCTGATGGTCGCGCGCTGGGCCGGCCGTAAGGGCCGGCCCTGGCGCGGGGCTCAGGGCTTCCATCCCTTCGGCATGTTCCGCACCGCGTAGGCGAGCATCCGCCGCACCAACTCGGAGCGCTGAACGCCTTCGTCTCGGGCTCGTGCGTCGACCCAGTCAATGCCGGACTGGGCCAGCCGAAGCGTGAGGACGGGCCGTCGAGGACCAGGACGAGGACTCATAGCGTCATACACTACCGGCCAAGCGACGTAGTGTATGACGCACACGGACGCCCCGGCGAGAGCCGACCGAACCCGAGGGCACACCATGCCGCTGCGGCCATGCCTCGACTGCGGCGCACTGTCAACGGGGGCACGCTGCCCGGGCGACACCCGCGCTAGAGACAGGACCATCACCCGAGCCAAGCGTGAGGTCCGGCCATACACGTGGGCCGAGCAACAGCGCAGGGCCGAGGCGGTACGTGCACACAGATCACTGTTCGGCGACTGGTGTCCTGGCTACCAGCGCCCGCCACATCCAGCAGGGGACCTGACCGCCGACCACCCCATTGCTGTCGCTGTTGGTGGTGACGAGGAGCAAGACCTCACTGTCCTGTGTCGATCATGCAATGGAGCAAAGGCTCATCGTGGTTACACAGGGTGAGGGGGAGGGTGGGGCACGCAGTTGAGGTGCCGGTCCTGAC